TTACTCTATCCGGGCTGTCGCAGAACAGCCAGTTTTTTCGCTTATGTGCTTAAAAACATAAGCGAAATTATGTGTTCTGACAGCATCGAAGGTGGTATGTTTTGCTTTGATGTCTTCCTCTAAACGGAAAAGTTCTATATATAGGATTCCCTGTACGGCTGGCTGGTTGTAATCCAGTTTCTTCCCTTGGGGAACTGCATCGGTTAGATACCTGCGGATATGCGCCCAGCAGGCTGTCCGTTTTATATCTGGAACTTTGTTGTAGCCGCTATAGCCATCACACATGAGATAGCCATGAAATCCATCTAAAAATTCTGCGGCTGTATTCCCACTGCGGGTTTCTGAATATTTATATAGTATGATTGGCGGCCCGTCATCCTCCCCACTCCGGAATAGCCACATATAAGACTTCGTCTGCGCCCGGCGACCTGCCTCATGCAGTACCTGAAGGGGTGTCTCATTTGCCATCACAAAACCCCTTTCTAAAAGTTTCCGATGAAAATATTTATACATTGGATGGAAGAATGCTTCTGAATTCCGGATTACCCAGTTTGCCATTGTTGCCTGGGTGATAGAAGCACCATACTGCTCCCAGTCTTTTTCCTGACGGAGTATGGCAGGCTGTTACAGAACTTCTGATACATTACCCACGCAACGGTACCCTCAGAAGCCATTCCATACAGCATATGGGCTTTTCCATCTTTTCCTTTTTTGATTGTAGGGAAATCCTTTCTTTTGCATTCTGGGCAGCTGTAGCTGATACTGTAATATTTAACCACCTTCAGCTGTGCCGGTATAAATACCAGTTCCCGGCGGACGAATTCTTCCCCGATTGATACCAGACCGGCACCACAGACAGGGCATTTCTTTTCTTCAAGATTAAGATATTCCTTTGTCACAGGGATTCCTTTATAGCGTTCTACATCGGCAGCCCTGGCTTTTCTCCTTTTTGTTTTTTTTCAGGAAGGGAAGCTGCTATTTCTTCTGCCTCTGCTGCAGCAGGATACTGTTCTTTTTCTGCCTCATTAAAAAGATTCTGTTCCTTAGGAGGTGCAGGTCTTTTTTCGCTGGATGTACCAAAAAGTTTCTGGCGTAGAAGACGGAGTTCCTCCTTGAGATTATCCCTTTCCTGTGTAAGGGATTTTTCCCGTTCATTTGCTGCATCGACAGTTTCCTGAAGGGTCTTTATCAGATTTTTCAATTCAGCGACCATGTCTTTCAATTCACGGAGCTGGATATCTTTGGAACTGTCTGCCACTGTGTTTACCTCCTGTCTTTCATAGCTCTATTATAGCAGAAAACAGGAAGTGCTGCTAATAAAAGCAGCTCTTTTTTACATCTGTTTACCGTGTACGGATGGCTTTGGGCTGTTCGATATCAATGCCTGACATCAGGCAGTCGAATTCCCTCCATGTGAGATTGCGTACTTCAGATCTATCCCTCGGCCATCGGTAAGAACCCTTGACAGTGAGTTTTTTATAGATCATGACAATTCCGTCCGGTTCTTTCAGGATAGCTTTTATCCTGTCACATTTCCGTCCGTAGAACAGATAGAGGGCATTGTCAATCTCCATGGAGAACTGGTCTTGAATAATTGCACACAATCCGTCAATGGATTTGCACATATCGGTTCTTCCACATACGATATAAATGGCATCAACATTTGAGATATCCACTAACCTAATGACTCCTTGAGGGATTCTATTAAAGTTCGAAGAAGTGCTGGATGAACAGAATTACTCAGATGGATAAGCAGCCCTTTTGTTTTAATCTCAATAGTGTGTGGGGCATCTGTATACACAGGCTCACTCTCCTGACCGTAAAGTGGCTGTGTAGAAATATCCTCTGGTTCTATGGCAATCTGGACAACATCCTGCATAATAAAAAACAGGCAAATTATTCCATAATAAATATATATGGTAAATAATTTGCCTGTGCATCTGAGTTTCTTCTATATAATATAATATCATTTTTTATCTTTCGAATCTTATCTTAGTTTATCTTTGTTGTATTTAATATAATTAGAGTCCAGTATCGATTTCAAGACCATTTTTTAGAAAAAATCGCACGTCTTGTTTGGTATATACTACGATTTCATATACAAGGCCACTCCAAAGGAATTCGTCAAACTCTGAAATCGTTTCATTTTGTTTCTTAAAGGTGCTGATAAAATTATCAAATAATTTACCTTGAAGATCTTTTTCTTTTATTTGCTTTGAGAGTCTATCTATCTCTGACGCAATGGTATCATATTTTCTTTTTAATCTGAAATATTCTTTATTATATTCATCTTGATTTAATGATACTTTACTATTTTGAATTACTATATTATTTATTTGTTCTACAACAGTATTAATTTCTGCAGTTTTATCTTTTAATTCCATAGTAAGACTATTCATATCACAAATAGTTTTTTTCATCTCTTCTGTATTTTTTATTATTTCTTCCTTTTCAGAAATTAATTGATTGACAACTTGAACGAAGAGCTGTTTGATTTCATACTCTGAAAGATTAGGAGTTTTACATCTATTTTTATATTTTTTGTTACATTGATAGATAGTTTTTTTATATTTGGTATTTGAATTCCATACTTTAGAACCATACCACCCCCCACAATTTCCGCATTTTAATATAGATGAAAAAATACTTATTCCACTATATTTTTTTATCTTTTTTCTCCTGTAAAGTTCTAATTGTACTTGGTCAAACTGTTCTGCGGTAATAATCCCTTCATGATGGTCTTCTATGTAATACTGGGGGATTTCTCCATTATTACGAACACTTTTATGTGAGAGAAAGTCTTTGATATATGTTTTTTGAAATAAAAGATCTCCTTTATATTTCTCATTTTTTAAAATTTTAAGGACTGAACTATTAGCCCATTTTTCTTTTCCTCCAGGAGTTTTTATTCCCATCTCGGTTAGGTCTTTTGCTATTCTATAAGCAGAAAATCCTTCAAGAAATTTTTCATAAATATATCTCACTGTTGCTGCCTGTTCCTCATTGATAACAAATTCTCCATTAGGTCCTCTATCATAACCTAAAAAGGTATTAAAAGACAACGAACCTTTTCCATTAGCAAAAGCTCTTCTTTTCCCCCATTTAACATTTTCTGAGATAGATCGGGATTCTTCTTGAGCTAGAGAACTCATAATGGTTATAAGCAATTCTCCTTTTGAATCAAATGTCCAAATATTCTCTTTCTCGAAATAAATTTCAATACCGTTTTCTTTTAATTCTCGGACTGTTGTGAGTGAATCAACGGTATTTCTAGCAAACCTGCTAACTGATTTAGTTATAATTAAATCTATTTTTCCTGCGAGAGCATCAGCAATCATTTGTTTAAAGCCATTTCGTTTTTTGGTTGTTGTGGCGGTTATACCTTCGTCAGTATATATACCAGCAAATTCCCATTCCGGATTTTTTTTAATATACGCAGTATAGTAATCAACTTGAGCAGCATAACTCGTTGCCTGCTCTTCAATATCTTTGGAAACTCTGGCGTATCCTGCAACTTTTCTTTTTTGTGGATTTTTAAGAGAAACAGAGTCATACAAATTTAATGTAGCAGGAATTGTAGTTACTCTTTTTCCCATGTAATCACCTTTCCTTCTTTAAAATAGAAATCTATCCTATCATTATAAATGATAGCCTTTTCTATATTCTGAGCAAATAATCCTTCACATTGTGGTTCATTGAAAAGAGATTGTGTGGCTTTTCTTATAACGTCATCAAATTCTCTTTGCCCAGGACATTTTCTGCAGCACCATATTTTATATCTCTTTTTTTTCCCATTAATACTTAATGTTCTGGAATCAGCTTCAAGCATTTTACGACAATTTCCGCAAAATAATCTACAAGAAAATCCACTATATCCTTTCGTATAAGTTCTTAAAATCTGTTTCTTTTTTCCATCTTTTAGATTGAACACAATATATGCATTATCAATTGTAATAAGTTTGACTTCTCTTCTTACTAAATCTTCTTTAAATTCATTGACAGCTAATGCTTTTGTTGCTGCCGCTTCTAGTTCTATTTCATAAATATCTCGAAAATCACATGCAGCCATACCTTTCCGATCCTTAGCATTACAAACCCATTTTTTGCCGTATCTTGTCGTTCGTCTACATACAGAACATCCACAATTTCCACATTTGACAATACCTGAAAATGCAGTCAATCTAGGATTTTTGTTTGGCATTGCTTCCGCTCTCTCTTTTTTAATCTGTAATGCTTTTTGGAAATCTTCTTTAGAGATTAAAGGTTCGAACATGTTTTCTACAGCATACATTGGCAACTCACCTTTATTTTCTTTCCGAACATGATTTTGTGTAAAAAACCATTTCTGCAACAATAATGTTCCCGTATAAGAAATATTTGAAACAATATACCTAATAGTAGAATCATCCATTGGTATTCCTGTTTGTCCCTTAATTCCCCTTTTTTTTAGGGTCTTTGCTATACTATAAGCAGGCTCCCCGTCAAGATATCTTTTGTATATTTCTTTTACAATTGCTCCTTGTTCGGGGACGATGCTGTAACTGTTTCCATTCCATTTATAACCATATGGAGCTTTATATCCATTTGGTTTTCCTACTTTGAAGCCTTTACGAATTCCCCATTTTATATTTTCGGATGTGTTTTCACTTTCTGCTTGGGCATAAGCGGCCAAAAACGTGAGAAGTAATTCTCCCTCCTGTGATATAGAGTGAATATTTTCTTTTTCAAAATAAACGTCTACTCCTATATTTTTTAAATGCCTTATAGTATTCAAAGTGTCTACAGTATCTCTCGCAAAACGGCTAACCGATTTTGTAAGTATAAGGTCAATTTTCCCGTTATCGCAGTCATCTATTAAACGATTGAATTCTATACGTTTTTTTATGGATCTGCCGGTAATCCCTTTATCAGCATAAACTCCTACATATTTCCAATTTGGATTCTTTTGAATTAATGCACTATAATAATTAACCTGCGCTGAAAAAGAATACTGTGTCATTTCTGTTAGAGCAGATACTCGCGCATATGCAGCTACTTTTTTCTTTTCTATTTGCTTGGGGATCACCGCTTCTATCTTATGTATTTTTGACATAAACTTCCTCCTTCTTTTTACAATAAAAGTCATTAAACTTTTTTATTTATTTGTTTATTTTATCTTATCATTTCCATACTAATATAGCAAACATATATTCCAAATATACGTTTGCTATTTATATATAGTTTCTATAGAAAGTATGATATATTAATTAATACGACCTGTTTTTCTGTGGAAAAAATTTTTAGAAAGCATTCAGTCACAGACAACGGAATGTTGAAGAGAAATGTTTATTAATAGAGGAGATGATATTTTATATTTATTTTGAAATAATTCTCCAATTTGTTTAAATTCTTCAGTTGTGATAATTTTTTGTTTTAATAGTTGATATGCAACAATCATCGTTCCATAATATTTTTTTTCATTTTCACATGATTTGTTTTTCATTTTTATCACCTCCGAATCTTTCGCGAATATAGCAATTGTGCGAACAATATTTCCTTTCTTTGTTCCCATAAGAGATAAATTCCTTTTTGCAATGTCTGCATATTAAATGATAGTATGCTTTACGCCTTACTTTATCTGGATGTTCATTCCACCATTTGTTTCTACATATATCTGAGCAAAATTTTTTTGGTTTTCTTCCTAATTGCTGCTGGATATCTGTTCCACAATACAAACACTGATGAAAGGGTTCATTAATAGAAGCTGGTGCTTTTGCAATACCCCCAAGTCCATGTCTCTTACAATATGTCTTAACGGTATTTTCATTTATTTCTAGCTTTTGAGCTATCTTTTTATAACTATATCCAGCATTTCTAAGGTCATGAATTTGTTGACGTTGAATATCATTCATTAAAATTTAGGTGAAAAATATCTTGAATTTTTAATCCAAAGAAAAATTCACCACCGTCTTTAAACGGTCCTCCTTTTTGTAATGTAATTCTATGGTTATTATTTAGATACCGCTTTTTTATTTAACATAAGAACCTTATATCTTCCACCTTTATGTTCTAACACTTTGTATGTTACTCCCTTTTCTGTCCATGTATAATCGGTCAAGTTTACTTCCTGTCCAAACGGAGCATAAGATTTTTCATTAAGATGATTGAGCATCCGTTCAAAATCAACTAATGTTAACCTGTTGTTACAAGAACGACCCTCATGATTTGTCCCATAAATAGATTTATATTCGGGACAAGAATAAAATAAGGAATGCGGTCCTTCTTTTAATTGCATTTTATGACTGAAATCTTCTCCATGATTACCACAAAGTAAAGTTACAGTGTTCCAACTATCTGTTTTTATCATTATTTTCACATCCTTTCATTAATAGTATGATAGAATGTAAAAAGACCCATTGAATTTTCTTCAATAGGTCTTCATTATAATTAATGTATTGTAGGTGTATTATTTTTTGGATGCGGCCAATTTATAGAAAAGAATATTTTTTTCTTTTTTATAAACATAAATGTTAGTCGCTTTTTTTAGACGTATTGCCTCCTGTAAGGCGTTAGTTATATATTGCGGATAAAAATAGATAAGATATTCCTTATTGTTAATCAAACAATTAGACAGGAAATAATCTTCGTATCCCTGCAGTTCTCCAATGATAGCAACAACCTCATACAATTGAGGTCTTTTATTGGATTGTGTAGCAGAGTTTGTTGATACTGGAGCATTAGAAGATTTTGAAAAATTTTCTTCTGGTTGTTCTGAGCTAACTAGCCCTGGACTTTCTGGTATATACTCCTCTGGCGGAACAGTATTATATGTATTTCCTCTTCGTTTTTGCATTTCGTCCAGTATTTTCTCTCCTCTTGGAACAATATCCTGAGCAATAATATGACGGTATTCCTCCATATAAGTATATGCCTTATCAATAAAATCTAAGAAATCGATATCATTTATTCGCATATATCCTCTTACTCTGCATTGATAAGAGTTTGGTTCTATTTCTACTGAACTGCGTCCACCATTTTTCGGTCTGGACACTCCATTTTCTATTTGGATTGCCCATGGAGAGCGCATTGGTTTTCCAGTTTTTTCATCTACCGAAGTTCTACTGATAAAAATCTTTTTTGTTTTTGCCTTTCCTTTATCTGGACCATCCTTTATAATAGCCTCTGGCATGGTATAATTTTTAATAATATTATAAGGCATGGGCATATCAAACATTTTCGCTCTTGCATAAAGATATTTAATATCTTTAATATCCAGATTAAACTGGACGTGTTTTGCGTTATCCCCTTTTCCATTTGAGAAATCATTCAAGTCCAACTTAAACTTTCCATCAATAATTGTCATAAAATCTTCTCCTGATTCTATGCTGACAGGACGGAGATTTGCATAGATAGCTAAAGTTCGATTCTGTGTCTTGATTACAGCCACTTGTCTAGTTACTTCTTTAAAATTTTTTGCATTCATCGTATCGTTCTCCTTGATAATTTTTAATCCCGAATATCCTTTTGAATGTTATAAAGTCAGAAGGGATTCCAGTGATTCTATAAATGGAGTTTTTTCTTTTTTAATAGAAAGATAATCAAATATCTCAATTTGTATTTTCTTCCTATTATTAAAATAATTAAAAGACAGGGTTCCAATTATATCAATTTGCTTCGGGACTTCATTGTTGATAAAACGTTCAGCCATATCAAATCCAATAGCATCCATGTTATTGCCGTATAGCTTGATGTGCTCTGCATTCTGTCCGATTCTCTGAAAAAAATGACCATTTCGCGGAGAAAGATAAAAATCATGTATCAAGAATACTGGATTAGGGTTACCTTCTCCATACGGAGCAAATTTTTGAAGTTCATCCATGTAATAAGGGATTTCTGATGCAGATATCTCCAAATCATATTTCAAACATCTACGCTCAGATAAAACAATATCTGAAAGTTGAAGGTTAACCTGCTGAGAAAATTGAGATAACTTTGTCTTATCAATAGATAGTCCGGCGGCTCCTGCGTGACCCCCATAGCCGCTTAATAAGTCTTTGTTCTTATCTAACAAATTCTTTAAATGAATATTCCTTGCACTGCGCCCAGACCCTTTGTATAACCCAATTTTTTTAGGATATATAGGATCTGTAAAAACAAAAGCGGGAACATTATATTTTTCAGTTAATTTTCCTGCTAATATCCCAATAATCCCTTCATTGAAAGAACTGTCATATAGGACGATACATCGTTCATTGGCTAATACATCATCTGGATAGTTTTCTTGAATCTTATTCATAGATTCTTTTACAATATTCTGTCTTTTTTTATTAAGTTCAATCAACTCTAACGCAGCTGTATATGCTTCTTGATCATTCTCTAACATTGGATTATCAGGTTCCTTCATTTTCAATAAATTAAACACCTTCTCTGCTCCATTGTCTTCTAATCGTCCAGCAGCATTAAGGACTGGTCCGATTTTGAACCCGATATCATCTTCTTGGATATATTCGATACGTAGAAGATTAAGTAATACATTCATTCCGTAGGGAACTTTTCGCTGGTTTAATAGTTTTAAACCTCTTTTTACAATGTTTCGATTATCTCCATATAACGGCATTACATCAGTGATTGTTGCGATAGCTGTGAGAGCTAAGAGTTGTTCAAGTAGTTTTTTATTTTTAGGAATAAGCGTCTTTGCGAAGCGATATGCAATTGCTGCACCGCAATATCCTGCAAATTCAGAACCTCCTATTGCATTTGGATCAACAATGATATCTGCACTTGGAAGGCTTGTATCGGAACATAAATGATGATCTGTGACAATCACTGGAATTCCTTTTCTCTTTGCTTGTGCTATTTGTTCCAAAGCAGCGATGCCATTATCAACGGTGATTATAAAATATCCACAGGGAATTTCATCTATAATTCTTGAGCTGAGTCCATATCCTTCAGAAAATCTCTTAGGAAAACGAACTATAAGTTTATTCGTAAGTCCTGCTTGCTTGATATATTCTTTTAATCCTTCATAAAGATTAATGGCAGCAAGAATGCCATCAACATCATAATCTGCAATGATTGCAACATGAAGCCCCTTTTTTAGAAATGTTTGGGTCAAGATAACAGCATCTCTTAGATTTTTTATATGTGGATCTTTCGGGGGATTTAAAAATTCTTCTGATAACATTCCGGTATGATATTGAACAACATCTGTTATACTTTTAAAATCTTTATTTTTCTCCCACATTTTTTTTATTCCTCCTTACATTTATTGTTATGAATTCGTACAATACAAAAATTATCCTCCTTTCATCTATTGCACTTTCATACATAAAAAGAATGATAGATGAGAGAATTAAATAAAAAAATAACGTAGGAGAATATTGTTTTAATCCGCAGCCGGTATCCTTTATACAGAGGCTGAATGCCGATATTTCTTCCTTTGTTAAGCATATGCTTTCATTCCGCCTGTCTTTGTAAATGTAAAAGTGAAAACATGGTTTGTATATTTTGACGTTTCGTGTTCGTGTATATACTGAACCATATCTTTATAAGACATTTTTCGAGAAAACTGCTTGTGAAATCGTTCAGAAATGTGTCCAATAGTGTTTCCATGCATTAGCTTAATGATGCCGCATTCGTTTGGAACAAAGTACCATGATTCAAATTTGGTCTGAATGTGAATCTCATTAAAACGTAATTCTGCGCAATAGTTATATTTTTTACATTCCTGTTTTACTTCTCTAAGAACTTCTTCATTAAATTTTCTATAATCAGACATTTATTCGTCTCCTTTCGCATATATTCTTTATTATTAGAATGACAGAAAGGCGAGAAAGATAATTTTTCTGTATAAAATAAAAATCCGAAGGAATAAATTCCTTCGGATATATGGAACACAATATCTGTTTACTTGGCGAAAAAATAAAAATGTTCAGCTATTAACTATTTTTATAAAAGCCAGGGCGCACAACGCTAGAACCTAATCCGTAGATTCGCTCAGACATTTCTCCTGCTTCCAGCTTGTTATATGCATCCGTATATTGGATCAATCTTGAATCCATATAGTCAATTTGGTGCAATACTTCAGCTTCTAAGATTGCAGGTGCGACTGGGCTTCCCCATTCTGTTGTACCATGATGAGAAAGTATCATGTGTCGAAGCATAGATACTTTTTCACTAGGATATGGATGTCCCTCCTGTTTAGCAAGGAAAACTTTTTCTAATATCATTTCATCTGCTAATACTATATGACCTATAAGGCGACCTTCTATCGTATAGTCAGATACACCAATCTCGTCAGTAGTTAGTTCTCGGAGTTTTCCAATATCATGCAAAATTGTTCCGCAAATAAGTAATTCATTGTTTAATCTCTTATTTGCTTTTTGTGTTACATAGGCTTCCTGAACCATTGAAAGAGTATGATATAAGAGTCCTCCATAAAAGTTGTGATGGATTGCTTTTGCTGCCCCCCACATAAGAAGTTTATCTTTATTTTCTTCCAAAATTTCTTGTGTTAAATCAACAATTCCCCACTCATCCTCTCTGCAATTTTTTAGATAAGAAACAAGTAATTGATACATTTTTTCTGGTTTTTCTGGTGCCGAAATGATAAAATCTTGAATCTCTGCTGGCTCAGTAGGTGCAGAGCAGCTTTGTAATTGATAATCTGTTCTTCCTTCATATAATTTTGTATAAAGTGTTGCGGATACTAAAGTTCTTTCTGGGTATTTTGAAGTAAATCCTTCTTTTGTAGAATCCCAGGCATTAGCCTTGATTGTACTTTCTCCATCAGAAAATTCAATACAACAATAGGGTTTTCCGGCTCTAGTCTCCTTCTCTTCCACTCTTGTGATTAGTAATACCGTATTATTAGTCTTATCCAGTTCAAAATCTTTAATCTTTAACATATAATTTCCTTTCTTTATAATCTTGTTTACTTTAATCCTCAGTCGCTATAAATTTTAATCTACAGCCGGTTCCTTTGTGCGAAGGCTGAATGCTGATGTTCTTTCCGGCGGTGCTTCACTTCCTGTCAGTGAGATATCGTTTTTTGAAGAATAACAGAATTGTGTTATAAACCTCCTTTCTTCCACAATCTTTCTTCTTTTTTTAGTATGAAATTTTGCCTAAAGTAATAAATAAAAAAGAGCCCCATTATTGGAGCTCCGTGTAAGCTTAATATAATAACTTACATAACATTTATCTGCATACCATCTTTTCCTTTGTGAAATACAGCAAGTATTCTATTTTCTTCTAAAGCAACAAGAATATTCGATAAAGCTACCTGTCTTTTTGATGGAGTAAATAGAATATTTTTTTTACGATTGTTCTCATCTATAGATAGACATAAAGAGCCATTGGGACATAAGGCTTGGGATACGGGCTTTCCAATGGAAATATATTTTATAGACTCTCCAGAAATGATGTATAAAGAAGCATAAAGACTCGTATCATACGGAGAATAAAATTTTATAGCATCAGACTTAGCAGGATTTCCTACATCTTCACATACTTTTACTATGCACACATCTCCCCTTGTTAATTTAGATGCAGCCTTTTTTGCATCAAATGTACAGCGTATTGTGCGCATATCATTAGGTCCATCCATTAAAAAGGGCCGTACTTTTAAATAAGTGACATCTTCCTCATTTTTTGTATCACAAATCATTCCAAAAATATAGATATTTTTCTCATTATCATATATTATATTATTTTGCATATTTTTTCAGCCCTTCTTTCCACACTTTTCCTATACATTTACATAATACTTCATATTGTATCTCTGTTTTTTGATGCAAGTAATAATCTGCGACTGCTCCTGTACAATAGATAGCATCAAATTCAGTACCACTTTGATCAGGAATAGATGAAAAAAAATCATCGTCCTGCATAAGTGCTTTCGTTGCTTTCGCTCCATTAGCTTTTGAAAATTCAGCACTTTTAAGAAATGCGGTTACAGTATTTTTTATGGAAGATATTTTTTTCTTGGAAGCTCTATTAAGATTATTCATGACTTTATTTATTATATTTTTTTTACAATAATCTTCTACAAAATCCTTAACTAAAAACTTTCCTACATGTTTTTTTAAAGATACATCATCTAGCGGAATTATTGCCCCTCCATAGATAATTGTTGATTCTAATGAATAGGAACCTCTTGCTATATCAGAAAAAGAAAAGCGGCATCCAAAATGAAATTTGTGTCCACATATGGTTATCTCTGAGGCTTTCATGAAATTGATTACAGTCTTCATATGTGTAATGCTATAAAAATAAATTCTAAAGTTGTCATTGTCGTGTTTTTTTAGTTCATCCCATATAGATTGAACGGCATCTTCAGGAGTGATTAAGAATCTGCATGATGTTGCTCCTAAAAGCCGCCCTGCATATTTGTTGTCTGTACGATAAATAATCTTAAATGGTCCATTATTTTGTAAAAGTGAACAGAGATAAAGGTCTCGGAAAATATTTCTACCAATCTGCATTTTTCCGCATTCCATTTGATTACATAATGTACTTAAAAATAATTTTGAGGGAACTAATGTGATACATCTTTTATTGACTTTTATTTGAAAAAAGAACCCATTTTCATAAATATCTCTAATTAGTTCGGATGTAAGTCCCTTATTTTTCAAACTTTTAATAGGCAATTTCCCATAATTGCCCTCCCTTTTCAAATATTCTTTTTGCCGAGTAGTTGGAAAAAACATTTCGTTATTAATCTCATCCGGACAAAGTCTGGCTAATACAAAGTTATCCTCCTGCATATCAATGATAGAATACATAATTAATTCTGAAGAATCAATTTCTAATATCGTTGTCGATTCGTTCATTTTTTTTAGAGCATCTTTAAGATCCGATGCCCAAGAACCTTCTAGGCGAAAACCATCACTTAAAATATCATTATTAATTGTTTCCATGTTCTAATCCTCCTTATAAAATTTAAAAAAAGATGATATATAGTTTTCCTCCATATCATCTTTCTTATCATCTTTTATAAGAATGAAATTTTAACGAACAGAATAACTTTTTCATAAAATCTACAGTTATGTGCATGGACATGAATGAAACGTCATGCAGCTACTGATTTTTGATGAAAAAAACCTATACTGCCAGTAAGCACACACCCCGTCTATAATCTTTGATTTAGGCGGGGAGGGTTCACGTGCAGAGTACTCAGTTATAAGATTTAGAACATTCTGTCTCAAAAACGATTTCTGGATGTTCTTCAAGAGCGAGGAGGATATTAAGAAGCTCTGCTTTTTCGCGAGCAATATCTTCCTTATGTTGTCCCACTAACTCAAACATATCGTCAATAAAAGGCATTAAGCGAATTGGAGGGATTTCTGAATTTGCAGCTACTTCATTTAGATAATGATTTTGTACATTATATCGAGCAATAATTTCAGCTCTCTCTGATATAGAAGGGTATTTTATACACTCTTTTTTAGGATCAATATTGGATATGGACAAATTGATAGAAAAAGGCTCTTTTTTCGTACATATAGAACAAATTTCATCCCAGATTATCTTTTTTTTATTTTTTGGATCTTTACACTCCATTTCACTAAGGCTGTATTCTTCAAAGATTTGAAATGCTTTAAGGAGTTTTTGATTTGCTGAAACAATTTTTATGTAAGTATATTCTTTGTATGGAATAATATGTGCAAACACATTATAATTGTATAATGTATTGCTTCTAGCCCTTTGCGAGGCATCAATTCGCTGATTAAGAATTTGTACTGCTGAATCATAGATGGATATGCCATCCTCCCGACTTAGAACATTAAGAGTAATATTATCGCATAAAAAAGCAATCTCCTTGCCCAGTTGCTCATGATATAATTTAAAAGCGATTTTGTTTAAATTTTTCTGTACAGTTGCGATTTTATTCCAAACTTCTTTCATATCTATACTGTTTATTCTATATCCATAAATTACCATAAGTTATTCTCTTCCTTTCTACTCTAATTCGTGATACACCGACGGGCAGCTGAAGTTGACCGCGGCTTTCTGCATGTGTTTGATAATTATTATTACTTATATATAGTATGTCAGAATAGCAGTGTGTCTGATTTTTTAGCATGAATATGACCAAACGGGTTTTATAAAAAAAGTTTCTACAGAAAAAATGCCCTTTTTAAAATAAGAGTATAATAAGAAATACAAAGAACACCAATCCTGAATGAAATGCTAATCTATCATACTAATAAGAGACTGGGGAAGGAGGGCTGAAAATGAACAGTGCTACATTAAAAAGTATCGTGCTATTTTTATTAAATGACGTAGATGTTAAAACAAATGAAAATGCTATCGAACTTTTTGAAAGATGGAGAAAAACGACACATTATTGTGTAAAAGACCCCTTAGAAGTGAAATGGTGTTTAGAATATTTAAATGCGATGAAGTCATTTAATAGAGATGCATTAAAAAGAACAGCTATTGCGGATGGTTTTATTTCTGCCTGATGGATTAAGGGTAAAAGAAATAAAAAACAGCTTATGGAGGGAAAAGATATGTCAGCAAAAAGAAAAAAAGATATTGAAGAGAAATATACAACTGATAGACAAGAAAAAGTCGAACTTTTTAGACAAATAAAATGTGATATCCACAGTGAAAATGAAGCGGTGTGTACAGCGGCAAAAAACAAATTATACGATGAATTGGTTGGTTTTATTGGACTTGAAATAAATAGATATTTTTCTACATACAAAACCGAGTATTATGAAGAAATGATGCATGAAGCATGGGTTGGTATTATGGAAAATATTGATGATTACGATCCCGGAAGGTCATTACCAACTACATGGGCACATTATGCAATCGTTCATCAAATTAAATTATTTATAAATGAAGTATCAAACAAATCATCAACTCATCATTCTCTGAGAATGAATGAGATTAAGAATTGCATCGAAGATTTTAAAAAGAGAGGTCTCACTCCAACTGTATCGGATATTTCAAATTATACCAGTATTAGTGTAAAATGCGTAGAGGAAGAGTTGGATAGAATAAATCTTACAAAGCCTACCAGCCTGGAAGCTTATCCTGTTGAGAGTCCTAGTTTTTCAGATATTGGACAAAATCCTGAATTTTTATATATGAAAAATGAACTGGCTGAAAGATTGTATAAAGCAATCGATGAGTTACCATCTATAGAAAGAAATGTTATAAAATATCATTTCGGCATTGGAGCAGAAGAAGTTTCTAGTGCAACAAAGATTGCACAAAAATTAGGAATAAACAGAACAGAAGTGCAAACAGCATTGAGCAGAGCATTAAAAAAATTAGAATCATCTCGTTACCTTGTTGGAGAAACAGGAAATAAATGGGGAGACGAGAAAAATGCACATGTTGGCCAAATAGTATTAGATTCTATAAATGATAAAGAAGCTGAGGAATATTATTCTATGTTTCATCCTCAAGAAGATGTTGTTCTAGTAGTCTTAGATGACAATGATGATTCCTCTTCTCCTTTAACACCTGCTAAAGAAGAGACTGATGAGGAAATACATCTCGTTTTTGGAGCTTAGTTAGATGTAGAAATCCCCGCATTTTATTGCGGGGATTTTTTTTAAGAAAGATATATTTCTGCGATATATGTATTCCCATTTTTTTCAATTACAGCGATACCGACATTAGAATATCCATTTGACATTCTTATTTTCCGGCTGCCGTCATTTGACTGGAAACGACTATGAATCTCATCAGCTGTCTTTGATGGTGCTTTCCATATATTTTCAGATGGATGAGAAGAACTAATTTTCCATAAATTACACATATCATTTAATGTTCCGTACATTGGACTTGTAGAACTTGAATAATCATATATCGCCATATCTGCAGCACGAATACATGCCAATTTATATGCCTCACTGCTTGTATCCATAGACAAAGAAGATAATCCTTCACTTTTTCTTTGGGCGTTCAATTTTGTTAGAACATCATTTGCTTTTTTAGTATCAAACTCAACGCGAGAACTTACTCTTGCTAACTCTTTATCAAGTGTAGATTTTATTTTGGACTTATCCGGACTGTCAGCCGCTGTTAAAGTTTCTTTATTTATGACTTGAGGTCCGATTTTCTTTGTTTTTAATAACGTCCCATCTTTTTTATATATTTTCTGTATTGTTGTTTCATAAGTAATGCGAACTCCATTTTCAACTTTTGTATCTTGTGAGGTTTCTGTTACAGTATAAGTTCCGTCACTATTATTGGATCTTTTTTGATTGCTGGAATCACTTCCTATAGCAGAAATTTCATTATTTGATGATGTATTGTTCTGTGCGGAAGTCGAAGAAGCAGCCTTAGTAGCAGAGTCTCCTGTTAAAGCTTTATTAATAGCATTTATATCATCAGAAGAAGTTTTTGGTTTATCTGTTTCTTTCCATATATATTTACCCTTTTTATTTTTTACACGTTTTCGATACCCAGTTAAGACATTATTTTTATCATATACAGCATAAACATCTTTGGAAATATGTTTATAATTATTAGGAACGGATTCTGCATTCTTTCCTTCATCAATAGATTTTCCGTTCTTGTCTACTTCTACGAAAGCGAAAGAATTGTCTTTGTTACGAATATATTTTAAGTATTTAATTGTACCATCCTTTGATGTTACTTTATATACATTTTTTAATCCTTTGACAGGTTCATAATTATCAGGGATATTAGGATCATATTTAGACCAGACCCACGAACCATCTGCTTGCTGAGTCCTTTTCCAATATTTTTTTACATTACCGTTATTATCAACCTGCATATAGATATTATCTTTCCCTGGCACAGGAATATAATTTACTGGGATTTCTTCATCTAATACCCAGTCGGCATCAGCTTTAGGGGTAGAATATCTGCTTTCATACCAAGGGGTTTCTTCTTTTTCTTGTATGTTTGACGGCCGGTTAATTGGCATTTTTGCCTTTACACCCCATTCTACTCCTAATATAACAAGAAGTAGACAAAGTATAGTAAATGATTTTCTCATAAACATTTCCTCCTTTTAATAGAAAATTTCCCCTCGATCGCATCGAGGCTTTTCTTATACCCGAGTGAACTACTACGGTTGTGATTATGGATTAAAACAATAATGACTACAGATTAAAATTTTTCATTAATAGTATGATAGAATAGAAAAAAATGATTTTTTATCTACCCTTATAAATTGTCATTTTATAAATAGACATAGTTAATGATGGAAGGGAGGTTAAAAAAATAATCATAAGTGTCTAAAAATCAAAAGAAAGAAGGATAATTTATGAAACATGTTTTTCCTTTAAACAAACGTTTTAGACAAATAATAAAGTTATCTAGACTGTGTGATAAACACAATATTCCATATGATATGAAACGATTTATGGATGGCTGGGCTTTGAGTATCCCTAATAATGAATCAGAATTATGCTGTGTAACTCAGCATAGTTTCTCTGAGGGAGGTAAAAAAAATTTATTGGAGATAGAGTTTTATATTGGGGGATATGAGAGTAAAGGGAATCAGAGTGCAGAAGAAATTCTCTCACAATTAAGAAAAGTTCAAAAGTATGAAGATACTAAAAAAAGGGGAATGCATCGAATACAGAAATATTTTGCATCGGATGATGAAACAATGGTAACTAGAGATTATGAGATTTTAAAGGAATATTTAGATTTTCGAAAAGAAAATGATGAATGGTTTGTAGTACAGATAAAAGACTTAGGAGCTGTAGGCATTCCTAATCTTCCGTTATTTTTCCCAAGTTGGTGTAATAACATTACAATAAAAAAAGATGGATACACGCAAAAGGTAGAAAATATTGATTGGACTGTAAAAGAAAATATAGAATGTATCGAGTCACACGGGATCTTTCTGACTGTGCCGTATCATAACAAAATAACAGCTTTTCCGGTAAAAGATTCTGCCTATTCTTCTATTTTGAATAGAGCAGACGATTTTTGTCCGGTTATGTTACGTACAAAAAATAAAAATAGTAAGTTATATCTGCCTGCAAATGAACGAGCAGAGCGATTATGTCGAGATTTTACTTTACAAAAGGAAGCTTGTAAAGTTTTATATCGTGATGGAAAAATAGTATCTGTTTTGTCAAAAAATTATTCTGTATTAGAAACAGACCAGCTGTTAAAAGTATTGGAGAGGAAATTGCAGGAAAAATTTCCAAGATATTTATTTGATAAAGCTGTTTTATCAAATGATTTAACAATAGTAGAATATTTATTAAATGAAACAGAAATCGAATCAAAAATCCGAAGAAAATTAAATGAATCTTCGATACTTTCCTTAAAATTTGGAGTAAGATTTGCGACATCCGATACTGGCGAGTCCAAGGTATATGCTTCTATTTTCTGCGACATTAATAATGCACGAGTTATTATTGATTCAGGAATAAACATGGAACATAAAGGGGATATTTCACCAAAAGATTTTAAGGAGAAACTGGAGAATATTGACGTAGTATTATTGAACTCTGTCAAACAGATTCAAAAGCTTAGTAATATTACAATAACGGATTTTGCAGAAACTCTTAAAATGATAGTAAATACTTCCAATTTTCTGCCAAAGCTTTTCTCAGATGAAGTAATAGAGGAAATAACAAATTATTCTCAGAATACTACTGCCCTTAATTTATACATAGCATTAAACCGTATTATTGAACGCCATATAAAAATGAATGAATCTTCTGCAACAAGGAACATGGTTCTATATGAATGCATGACGAAACTAATGTATCTTGATTATGAAAATCTTAACAAAAAATCTTTTTCATAAAATCTGGACAGCTTTCTAAGAAAGATAAATAAAAAAATATTTACAGAAAAATCGCATATGCGAGATTTTTGATAAAAAACAGGGATTTTCCTGTTTCTTAGGCAGTGATGATGAAGATAATGTAAAAAGACATTTATGTGTAATGTGTGCAAAAGCCAGTTCAGTATAAGGTTACTGAACTGGCTTTTGTATGATTACCATCTTTTGCTATAGCTAGGAAATCTTTTTGCAATATAATTATACTTCTGCAGGTTCGTAATAAATATGAGTAAATGTAATGGCGATATCATTTCGGATAGAAGCGAGCATTCTATCAAACATGCTGTAACCTTCTAATTTATATTGGGCTACAGGATCTTTTTTAGCATAAGATTGCAGGGAAATGCTCTGTTTTAAATGTTCCATATTATCTAATTGCAGCATCCAATTGTTGTCAATAACTTCTAAGAGGACGCTTCTTTCATTTTCTCTCATTTGTTCCGGAGTAATCAATTCCTCAATTTTCTGATATTTCTTAAAAAATATCTCAAATACAGTCTTGGAGAGCTCTTTTTGAGTAGAATCAGAAGAAATAGTAATCATTTCATCTTTTTCTAAATAATCATTAAGAGCAGATACATCCCATGTTTTATTTTTCTTATCATAAGAAATACAGGAGTTTGCAACATCACGAAGCATATTTAAGATAGTTTCACGAATATTTTCTTTATTTAGAAGTTTTCTTCTTTCTGCATAAATCAATTCTCGTTGATCGTTGTTGACTTTATCGTAATCAAGTAACTGTTTTCTCATGTTGTAATTATTAAGTTCTACTCTTCTCTGTGCTTTTTCTACCTGTTTGCTTGCTGTTTTATGAGTAATCTCTTCATTTTCCTTAATTCCAAGTTTTCTATAAAGTTCGATATATTTTTCAAGGCCAAATAGACGAATGAGATTATCTTCCAATGAGAGGTAGAATTTAGAGGAACCAATATCACCCTGGCGGCCGGCACGTCCACGCAGCTGATTATCGATACGGCGAGATTCATGACGTTCGGTACCAATTACACGTAAACCTCCTAGAGCTAACACTTCTTTCCCCAGAATAATGTCTGTTCCGCGTCCAGCCATATTTGTTGCGATTGTAACCATTCCTTTTTCTCCAGCATGAGAAATGATTTCTGCTTCTGCTTCATGATATTTTGCATTCAATACCTGATGTTTGATGCCGATTTCCTTTAATTTCCGGCTTAAATACTCAGAAGTATCAATATTGATTGTTCCAACCAATACTGGTTGCTCTTTCTCGTGCGTTTTTACAATGTCTTCTATGATTGCATGAAATTTTTCTTTCTTTGTAAGATATAATGAATCTGGTTCATCGACACGACTGATTGGTTTATTTGTAGGGATTGGACATACTTTCATATGATAAGTATCTCTAAATTCCTTTTCTTCTGTTTTGGCAGTACCCGTCATTCCTGCTTTTTTATCATATTTATTGAAGAAATTCTGTAATGTGATAGTTGCTAGGGTATTATTTTCTTTTTGAATCACGACATGTTCTTTTGCTTCAATTGCCTGATGTAGACCATCAGAAAAACGTCTTCCCTTCATGATTCTTCCTGTAAATTCATCAACGATAAATACCTGTTGTTCTTTTACAACATAATCTTTATCCCGGAACATCAGATAATTAGCTTTCAAAGCAAGTATAATTGTTTTCTGGATAGCAAGATGTTCTGGTGCAGAAAAATTCTCGATATGAAAATAGTCTTCTACTTTTTCCACACCTGCAACTGTTAAAGAAACATTTTTATCTTTTTCATCAACATAGAAATCTCCATCTTCAACGATATCTTCTCCAAGAATGGCATCAATCTTTTTTAATTTTCCATCGCCCTTTCCTTTTTGCATCTGTCGGGCGAGAATATCACAGGCAATATACAAAGAAGATGCATCACTCTCATTTCCAGAGATGATAAGCGGAGTTCTGGCTTCATCAATAAGAATAGAATCAATTTCATCAATAATGGCAAAATGTAAGCCCCGTTGTACAATATCTGTGCTTTTTTTAGCCATATTATCGCGAAGATAATCAAATCCTAACTCATTGTTTGTGATATAAGTAATGTCACAATTATAAGCTTGTTTCCTTCTATCCGGAGTATAATCATTTAAAATATATCCTACGGATAATCCTAAAAATTCATGGATTTTCCCCATCCATTCGGCATCACGTTTTGCAAGATAATCGTTAACAGTAACAATGTGAACCCCTTTTCCTACCAGAGCGTTTAAATAAGCTGGCATAGTAGACACTAAAGTTTTCCCTTCTCCTGTAGCCATCTCCGCAATATTGCCTTCATGAATAGCAATACCGCCCATAATTTGAACAGGATATGGTTTCATCCCCACTACACGGAAAGCAGCTTCTCGAACAACAGCAAAAGCTTCTGGGAGAAGTGAATCGAGGCTGGTTCCTTCTTTTAGTCGCAGTTTAAATTCGTCCGTTTTGTGACGTAATTCTGAATCACTCAATTTGCTCATATCACTATCCATTTTAAGAATTTCTTCAACAATCTTGTTCCATTTCTTTTTCATAAAATAATTCTCCTTTACAAGTCGTGTGCAACGATTCTTTAGTTATTATTTTTTCCTATAGATAGTATGATAGAATGTAAAAAAATCTTTTTAATAACAAATAAAGAAGATATTTTCTGGAAGAGTATCGTATAAAATATCCATGTTATCTTGAGTAACATGAATGCAATTCGTAGAAAGTTCTCGGTCATCAAGGATAGAAACAGGATGAAGATAAATTCCTTCTGATAATGATAAAATTTTATTCTTATCATTATCGTAATCTGTATCTGTAGAATTATCTGCAAAAGAGGATAAAAATCCGGATCGTTGCTCATAGCGCACCGCTAAACAATTAAGATCAAATAAAGATAATGTATCTTTTCTTTTCTGTTTTAGTTCAAGAACCTCATCCATTTCTTGTCCCATTAAACAATCCATATCAAATACCAGTTGACCATCTTTTACATAATATAATTTATTATTATAGGAATCAATCTCAACATATGTTTTGCCCAAACCATTGTTTTCGTGTGTAAAAGATTGGATACTGTAACATAATTCTCGATTTTGAGGGTTTCCAGTCTTGATATCTGATAATATCTGTTGTGTTTCTTTTTCCTGGTCTATTTTCCACCCATAATCGCTGTAGACTTGCACCATTCTTCCGGATATAGTCCGAAAATCCTGCTCTTGTTCTGCAGTATTATATTTAGCAGCAAGGGTCTCGACATATTCTTTGATCATATTTTCATCAATTTTGATCTTCATTTCACTATCAATTGAAAGCCACGAAGCGATTTTATTACTGTCAATACAATCTCCTTCTGTATAATTTATCGTAGACGATATATATTGATTCAATTTCTTAGTTGCTTTAATGACTTTAGTAGATGAACAGGTGTATTTTGCTGTCAGATAGATATCTGCTTTTTGCAGATCTAATTCTGTGTTTAATTGTCGTATAGAAGAAAGGAGTACAGAAGATAATTTTTTTGTATCAACAATAGAGCCCTTTTCTTCTTTTTTTATCCTATATGAACCATTTTTATACACTGGCTTTGCACTCTTTGGATATGTTTGATTTTCTTTATGCATAAAGGTTAGGCTATTGATTATCCTCGACAATTCTTTGTTGTCGTATTCCACATTAAGTTCCTGTTTTAAGTTATGTTTTTTCCATATGTTTACTGGCCACAGAAAGGAATGTTGTAAATACAATGCATTTTTAATATCAGCATCTGTGTTTAAATGCAGATCATAGGTATCACCATCCAACTCGGTCTTAGAGCCGTCTGGCTGTATTATTGTTATATTATGATTTATCACTTTTTTTTGAAGAATACGCTTACTACTCTCTTTATCTCTTAAAGAAACCTTTTCTCCATTTAGGTTGGTTCCCGGATAAAAATGGTCAGAAAAAAATAAAGCAGTTCCTGCGTATAAAAATAGGATAAAACAAAGTATCTTAAATATTTTTTTCATTATATATTTTGAAAACCTCCATATAAGAAAAAGACCGATTATCGGCCTTTTTCTTTTCATTGCCCTAAATTCATTTTCTAAATAAAAGGAAGTTCCTCTTCTACTCCTTCTGGAATAGTCATAAATCCATCTGGCATTCCCTGAGAAGAAGCGGCTGGAGCTGGAGCTGCAGGTGCAGAACCATAATTTACAGCCTGTGATGAAGCAGCTTTGCTCTCTGCAAAATCATGTTCTTCTACAACAACATCTGTTGTATATACTTTAGCACCATCACGATTGGTATAACTACCTGTCTGAATTCTTCCAGAAATAACAATCTTAGTACCCTGTTTTAAATACTTCTCAGCGAATTCTCCATTTTTACCGAAAGCGACACAATTAATAAAATCCGCTTCTGCTTCACCATCTCTATGGTATCGTCTATTTACCGCTAATGTGTATCTGGCAATACAAGTAGACTTTTCTCCCTGTGAATATCTAATATCTGGATTTCTAGTCAAACGTCCCATTAAAATTACTTTGTTCATAAAATATCTCCTTTTTGTATATTATGGTTTACATCGTTGAAAATAGAACAATGAATACATATATACCTCCTTTCCATCATCGCACTACTCTCATAAATAAGTATGATAGTTTGGCAAAAAAAATAAAAAAAAGCCTCCAGAATATCTGGAGGCAATAATACCATCACGTCCTAAGAAGGGGAATGCACACCTAGTTTATTGTTCAATATCTACCCCTGGGTAGTCTGAATCCTGAGATTCATCTATTGCGAGATAACCGCCATCCATAGATATTTTGATTGTATCTGCTTTTTCTGGCTGTCTGATACAATCCGTATCTGTAACTTCTTGAGGCAGCACATCATAATAACAATAGCTGTTATCATATGTGTAATGCAAGCTAATTCGTCCGCGATCTTCCTCTTTTTCAAATGTAAGTCCTATTTCACAGGTTTCATTATTAGCTTCAATGGATGCTATTTCTGCTTCATTACAAGCATCCTTTTTAGCGGTGTCCCATGCTTCTTTAAAACTGTTAAACTCCTGATAAGGTTCTTCATCGCCCCAGGAATAAGAGATCTTTAATAACCATTTCATATTTTTTTCTCCTTCTAATGCAGATGAATGATGTTTCCGATGTAATATTTTGCATCGGGGATAGCTGTCCGGATAAACTGATCAAATGGTATCATGGAATCTTCATAAGCCATATCGCCCCAGTTATCCTGGATAGTATCTCTTAAAGTAAAAAGATCACTGTTGGAAAACTCATCCAGATCCATATCGGCAACCATTTTTTTTACCTTCGTAAAACGATCCCGGAAATAATTTTCTTTGCACTCTTTTGTAAAAATGATATAAGGGATGTCATCTTCTTTTCCAACAACAGCTCCCAGTTCCTGCATTTCTTCTAAAAGAATACATGCTGCGCCTTCTTTATTTTTTTCTGTTTTCACAAACTCTGCAATATCTGGAAGATGCTCATATAATTCTTCTTCCTGTAATTGATTTAAAAAATCTTTTTCTCTCTGTAATTCATACATCGTGCCTCTTGCCATATGCTTATACTCCTTTTTCTCCCAATGTTTGCAGATATCCATCTACTGTCTCGCTCATTAATTCATCATTATACATGTCATTATAATTCATGTACCCTGAGTCCATATATGCTGATAAAGCAATGTTGATACCTTTTTTGATATCTTCGTTTTTAACCTCTTCTAATAACCGATTAAGTAATGTCTCATATACACTATCCATTGCAAATTTTACCCCTCACTTTTTGATTACTGTATGTTTTTCTTTCTCAAAATCCTTTGCAAGCTGGTCAATCACTTGTAATACCTCTTTTTTATTCTTGCATTTAAATTCAATATCATATCCATAACGTCCAGTGAAAATTTCATACATATAATCACTGCCATATGGGTGGCCGCATTGTACTCCAAAGTATAATCGATTTCGGACATCATCATCTGCATCCTCTTTATTTTCTTTTATGGGTTCAAATCTAAAATCATCATACAATGGATAACTGCAAGGACAATTATTCTTGAACCATACACGAAAATTATCAAGAATGTAATCATTTTTAATGTCCTTAATAATGTTCCCCATTTTTTTCAGTTTTTTAGCTAAAGTTTTAGTTGAGCAAAACCAATCATACCATCCTGCAGCGCATTGAGTTTCGAAATCTTCATTATCAAATTCGCCATGATTAAATTTTTCAATCCATTCTCTTACAGTAATATTCTTCATGTTTTATTTTCCTCCAATTCCTTAATCTAATATTCAGCCTTTCCATTTTTTACTATAAGACAAAAATAATCATCTATAGAAGAAATGTTTAATTCAGAACCATCTTCTAAAAATGGGGCAATAGATCCAAATATGTCTAACATTACGCTTTTCCAACTATATGTAGCATCAAAATCAGCATTATAAGATATAATATCCTCGTTTCTTGCTACATCGATAACAGTCCCATTGCAGGATGAAAAGAATATTCTTATCAGGTCATTAAAATTATCTGTTCCTATCCCGCGTTTTTGATTTTCTTCAAGTCCAAAATTTACATATGGTTTGTTTTGGATATATTCCTGCATTACTCTAACAGCTGCCGCTTCATTTTTGAGAGTAATATTAAGACTTATGCTAAAACAATCTCCCATAATCTTGTTCTCCTTTTTTATTTTTTAATCGAAACATGATGATATAATGTTATCCTCCTTTCGTCATCAAAAATTGTTTCAATAGTATTGTGATAGATTGTGAATAGGAATAAAAAAATCCCGGGAATATAATCCCGGGAATATAATCATCACATTTTTTTATAAATCATTTGAATAGCGTTCCGTCCTCTAAGAATTCCCACTCATTTGTCTTACAAACATTTTCCATTGATTCATCATCAATAGAATAAAAGAATTGATAGCCAGCAGCTTCAAGTTCTGCACAAAATTTGGTAAATAGATCAACAATATATTGCTGAAATCTCTTCATCAATTTTTTGTTTAGATTTTTAAATGGTGGAGTAATTTCTGTCAAAATATACTCCCATTCTTCTGCAAGGTCAATCCTATCAACCATACAATAAGCATAACGGTAATTTTGAGGTAAAGTAATTTCCCAGCCGCACTCTTTTGCATAGCAACAAAGAGTCCTTTTCTCTTTCTCCGTAAAACTATCTTCTGGCTTAAAAGAAGTTAATGGGGTAATGGATAAATTATATAGTACATCTTTTAAATTTAATGTACCATAAACATTAAGACCATCCCCTTGACAGTACGACAGGGAATACTGTACTTTTAAATCGCTTTTAGGAAAGCAATGAGATAATTCTTCTTTGCATATATCTAAAAATTCTTCATTTTGATAGAAATTATTCAAATACCATTCTTTCACCTTAGCTTTTACATCTTCTGATAATTCAGAAAATTCATATATTTTATATGTAACATTTACTGATCTCATATGTTTTCTCCTTTTGTTTTAGTAGAAATAGAAAAATTTTATATATTTTTCTATCAGTTCATCGGATAAAGATCCGAAATTTTCTTCTGTAAGACCTGTGACAAGAAAATCTCCGAAAATAATATCATAGGTTCTCCCATTGTTATCCTTTAATGCCCTATTAGGTGTGAGCTCTTCGGTTTTACCAGCAATACGGTTATATTATTCATACTTATCTCCTTTAGTAATCTCTGCACAGATCCATTACAGTATCTGTTACGTTTAAAATAGAATCGATCCCGTGTCCACTCAACATATCAAATGAGCTGTCATCAGATTGATAGACCAAATCACAATAATGGCACCATCCATCTTCTTCATTATATACAAAAGTGATTTCGAGATTAACATCATCCGTTAGTGGGTACTGCCATGCACGGTTGTCAAATGACTTTGGCATTGATGTACTACCGTTCCATAAAGATGGGTTCATATCTGCAAAAAAGTCATTTACTATGGCAGCAGCTTTTGTTCTGTCCATGTGTTTCTCCTTTATAGTTATTTACTAACTCGTACTTCAACACCAGTTTCTCCCATATCATTAAGTCTTTTCTCGATAAGATCTTTAATGACCCATAACTGAGATACTTGCCCTACAAAAAAGCCAACGCATTCGCCGGTTTCTCGCTGCATGTCTTTCAACATTTCGACTACTTCTTGCTTGGTGTACATTTCTTTGTTTTCCATGATATTTCTCCTTTGGTCCGTTTTAATTTCTAGCCCGATATTTCTATACGAACTAAATAAATAGTCTAACTAAAGTCTTTAGCATAATAAAATCTTTTCCCATCTTCTCTTAAAATCATCGTTTCATCTTATTATCTTTGACTTCAAATGAAATATTGCAAGTTGCAAATGGGCACTTCCAACATTCATATCGACCTTTGCACTTTCTCTCATTCACAATACACCCTTGTTTGTGAATAAAATCTCTTTCTTCAAATGAATTGCAAATGATTTTTATAAAATTCATGTTTACTACCTTATCCTTCCTGTGTGAAACATTTCATGTTTTTTTCGTATAATGTTGGATGATCATACTGATTTTTCAATTTGATTGCTTTTTTACTTCCAGATACTAAAGAGTCATTCCAACCAGTCCCTTTAAAATCTTTTCCAATAAGATTTTTTGCCTCTTCCATAGCCCAACTAGGGATTGTAGCTACAGTGAATGTAAAATCATTGCATTCTATTAAATTATATCTATACAAAAGCTTCATCTCTTCTTTTGTAATGCCACATTCTTTTGAATTAAATATAATAGCCATTTTTAGCTTTCTCCTCTTTGTTTTTCAATATCTTTTATGATCTGATTCAAAATATCACACTCTGGAAAACCATTTTCCCAGCCTATATCTATCTCAACGCGATTACATATCATATCGAAGCCAAGAAAATCGCAATGATATTTTTTTGCTAATTCTTTCCATTCAAATACCATCTTTTCTTGATTTTCTTTTGCTACAGGAATATTGATTTCCCAAAGTTGCTTTGTGCTCTCAGTAACTTCATCCCAATACTCAGCGAAAGTATCTTTTACTTCCTTAGTATAAAAGTTTTTGTTACAGTCTTTACAAACGAAGCTATATTTCGGTATATTGCTTGTGTATAATGTTTTTCCACAACAGGGACATATTGCACTGGTTCCGTATGTATTCATATTATTATTCTCCCTTCGTTTAAGAAGCCTTATCTTCAAAATGCAGATTCAGCTCCCTAGCCAGATGCGACTAGGGAGCAATGAATGTTCTTAGATGCTCAGATTAATCCATGCTCTTTGCAAAAATCTTTCATATGATCTGCTGCATCTGTTTCTAAAATTTTGACAGTCATGATATTTTCCCCTTTTTTAATGTTCTATGATGACTATATAGCAAATCGTACAATACCATTTCCTTCTGGCAACTTCATAAATTCTCCGATACCGCCATGATATAATTTTCTGGCTTCAGTACGGGAATACCCACAAATATCACACCAGTCTGAACAAAAGTCTTCCCAGTCTGAATACCAAGCGCAAATTTCTGCTTTGATATGGTATCTGGCTGCGTGAGCTTCTATTTTTTGTTTAATCGTATCTGTTAATTTGATATATTGGCGTAAATATTCTTCACTTTTTTTATCCATAAGGTAAATCCTCCTCTTTATAAAATTCCAAAGTCTTCGTAAGAATTGATTCGTTCCAATTCAGCATCTAATTCGGAAACATGGATATCTCCTGTATCATCCACTGCTTTTCCATTTCTAAATGTAGAAATTGTTACCAAGTTATATGCTTTTGTTTTCTGGTCAAAATCTTCATCTTTGTATATGTGCAAAACAAGATCTTTCTTTCCTCCGAAATCATAAACTTCTATCTTGTCATTTGCACAAAGGTCTTTACAATAGTTAATAACGGTATTAATATCTGGTGATTCTAATTGATAAACCATATTTTTCTCCTCTCTACTTTGTAAACTTCGGACATTTTATGACCAAATTCCCTTTGCAGGAACTTCCTTTGGGGTAACATCGAAAATTCGATTGCATACGTTCGCAGTCTACATAAGAGGTCTTACAGATACTGCATAATCCATTTTTATTGATGTATTCCTGCTCTTTTTTCTTTTCAAGTTTCATTTGTTCTTCCTGCTTCTGTTGTTTTTCTTTTTCCATAACAATAGATAATTTTTTTTGACATATATCAGAACATATGTTAAAAGATTCATCAAGCCTGCTAACAGGACATTTGAATGTCTTTCCACAGACTATGCATTTCCGTATCACGCAAGATTCAGATGCGAGTTTCTTCTTTTTACATTCATTCGAGCAGGTAACGCCTTCTCCAGCAAATTCTTTACCACATACAGGACAGAGCTTTAACCCGGCAGCTTTTCTCCTGCTGGACTCTCTTTTCTTTTTATGCATATGATCGATGTAACATTCTTTACTACAATAGGTTGATTTTTTGATAAATTCTTTTCCGCAATTAGGACAAATCTTGACTTCACCTAATTTTCTGGCATTATCCCATTTATTTTTTTCTGAACACTCTTCACAGCAAAACCATGTTTTCCCATTGACATCATAAATATTTTCTGTTTCTGTCATTGGCTTGTGACAATAACCACAAAATGTATGCTTAATCCGATAAGTTGATCCACACTCTTTGCTACAAAAATCTTTAGGATGTACATAAGAGATGAAGATCTTTCCACACTCTTTGCAAATATTTTTAATTTCTTTTGGTGCTGTTCCATATCCATATTTCTTAATATTTTTTCGTATCTGTCGTTCGACTTTCTGTTTGACCCGATCAGAATGGCTACTGCAGCTAGGGCAATACTTTCCATTGCTTCGATAAGGTATAAAAAAAGCTCCACACGCTTCACATTCTTTTTCTTTTACTTTTTTGTCCATAATGTTCCCTTTCTATTTCCCGAAGACTGGCATTGTTTCTTCTTTTTCCATATCAAAATCGTTATTATATCTGCTCGGAAAAATTCTTCAGCTTCTTTGCAGGTAGGTTTTCTAATACCCAGGACGCACATACTGTATTCGTTATCAGGTCCTCCCTTTCTTTTCATGGAAACCTCAAAATACCGTATTTTTTCTCTGTTCTTTTCTTAATAAGTCATCTACTGCCATCTGAAAACCTACTGCCCAAAAATAGATACGGTTAGAAACACGCCTGCCAAGGTAAGCAAACTCGGATTGCTGCCAATCCCTGTCATATTTCTCAAATATCTCTGTAAGATCATTCGGGTAGGCTCCTACTCCGCCATCGATGTAGGTAGATAGAGACAAGATTTTATTGAAATCCACTTCTAATTCTGTTTCACCATATCCGTCAAGAATCAAATCTTTTTTTATAGACATAAGGTCTTCTTCAATGTCTTTATAACGGTAGGTATATGTTTCTGTACAACATTGGATTTTGCTTTTAAAATATCCGATATCATTTAAGAGTGAAGCCAATTTTTCTGGGTACAATGAATTGTACCAACTTGCAATACCTGCTCCAAGATCACCTGTGATAATAAGATTCCCCTTTTCTTTATCAAGCATATAGCGGATAGAATATTCAGAATAACCGTTTTTATTTTTCCAGTCCATAACCAAAATTTGCTCATTTTCCGCAACTTTAATTGCTTCAAAATCTTTGAACTTCTGCTGACACATTTCCCTTTTTTCTTTTTGCATTGTTTTGCTCCTTTTCATATAATATTTTTGGTGAAATGTAATGATTATTTTTTATCCTCCTTTCTCATCAATATTTCATTTCATTAGTAGAATGAAATATTATAAATAAACATAAAAAAAGAGAGCCAAAATGCTCTCTTTCTTAAAATATCGTTTCTTTTAAACTTTCTTTATCGAGTTATTTGATTCGTTCCGCAGAACTATATCCCTCGTATTCTTCTTTATGTACAACACAGCCTCTTACCTGCACAATCGAACCATTTTGCAAATGTCTCTCATGTCCAGATCGGATATGTGGACGCTTTTGAACACCAGAAATACCAGTTCCTCCGATTTTTTTTGTCTGATTAATCGGTTTTGTTCCATAGTCAAAGACAGAGATCATTCCTTCTATCTGAAAAGTTTTAGTCTCTGGACTATTCGTTTTGTTTTTCTTTTTCCTATCTTTAGTAATAGAGCTTCTGCTTTTTCTGATAAAATATTCCTGCATACAAAGAAGGATTGCGTGAACTGTCTGTATCCTTCGTTCCGGACAATCACTGAATTTTTCTACACAGCTTTTCTCAGAACCTTTCCATTTGTTGCATCGCTTTAAGTCTTTTTTTCTTCCGCAGCCAACAAAAGGAACTAAAAGATAAGAACCTTCCCCTTCTTTTATCAGGGAAAAAGTATAGCCGCCACAGACTCTGTCCCAGATAGATACAACAATCTTCTCATCCGATACTTTTCTGATATGAAAACCTTGTTTACTCTCCCGGATATTTCCTTGGATAAAAGTCTCATAAGAATTGTTCGCAGGCATAAAACGGAACAATGCATCAAAATCCATAACGGGTTGGTTAAATTGGCTTTTGTAGTAGGTATCCGTGATCAAAAAAAGTTTGGGATAATAAATTTTATCTTCTCCCTGGTCAAATATCGCTCCCTGCAAAATACGGGTAAAGGTAATGATATTTAAGAGCCGGATACATAAACCGATAACGGTAAACATTTCGATCCCGATAAGGTTTTCATTTCCTGTTTCGGGATTGATCTTTGTAATTTTTTCTTTGATCTTTGACAGGATACCTTGTTGCCCTGGTCCGTCAGAAAAGAACGCTTTTGGGTAATAATCAAAGCATTTCATGACTAGACGATGAACATCATCGCTGCTTTTATCGGAAAACACTTTCGCATCTCCGTTTGTTAAACCGCTTTTTAGACGTTCATGATACTCCATGAGCAATGAAAGATCATTTTCAGCATCTTCATAAAACTCTGCCGGAAGGATATTTACATACTTAAAAACCGGAAGGTTTTCTTTTGTGATATACTGCATTTTTCTCCTCCAAATTGTACTTTCAATCAACTTTATTTATTTCCTTGTATGCCTCTTCTAACATACAGCACAACGCTTGTGCAACTACTAAACATCTAGCTAAGGCGGTTTAGGCTTCATATTTCCGTTCTAATTCTTTACAAATTTCAGAATCGTAGCTAAATGGATATTCCTTTACAAGTCCATTTTTGCTGTAAATACTTGTGATGAATTTCACATCATAAAATGTCTTATAATTTAGACAGTATGTAATTGTTTTGTTTATGTAAATATTTACTGATTGACCATTATCGTAATACTGAAAAGGTACGTCGTCCGACATTTCCAGATCATCAAGAACTTTCTTTCCTTCGTAGTAATTTCTTTCAAACTGTTCTTTATTTCCCCATGTTTCACCTCTTGTTAATTCCTGTAACATTGATACGATTGACATATTATTTCACCCTCTTTATTATTCAAAATTGATCTGTAATGGTTTTACTTTTCCGCTTCTTAATTCTTCAAGTGCTATTTTATTTACTTTATTTGTAAAATAATCCACCTTGTAAGAATCAATGACTTTATTCTGTAATGACATTCTTTCATAAAAATCTAAAGTATCATCTTCCCAGTACCACACGAAATAAGTGTGAATGACACAATTTGCATCGTCATAAACGCGTTTACATCTTCTTTTGCTTCCGTTCATCAAGAAAATATCTTCCGGTACTTCTAAAGCGTCATACTCTGCATCTGAACAATGATGTTCTATTTCTTTATATGTCCAGATAACCGTACCTCCCCATGTATGTTTTCCATCTGTAACGGCTCTGTAGGTTCTTAACCATGCTTGCATTTCTTTTTTTGTTTTCCACGCATGAGAACTTAATGCGTTCCATGAAGCAAAATACTGATAATCATTATCTGATTTTCTATGAGACAGATAATATTTATCATGTGTTTTTGTGGAAAACATTTCTTTATTATTATTGCATTCCCATAAATTAACCGTTGCGGTAAAATAAATTCCACCATTTGCACGTGCGCCAACATTTCCCCATGTCCAAAAAGTTTTGACTGCTGTACCTTTATATACAAATTCAGATTCTTTGTGATGGCTAAAAGCGCCACCAGAAGCACTTCCGCATAACTCATCATCGTAAATATTTAGATGTATTCCGGCATTTTCGCAAAGTTCTATATCTTCTTCTTCTTTCATTGTTACTGTTGCTTTTGGAAAATATTCCCCGTATTCGTTTGTGTATTCCACTACGTCAAATGTCTGTATGGATTCTACGGAGCGTGATTTTTCAATCATATCAATAAGATGATTTACTCTTTCTACATCTGCATTGTTAATGCCATAACATCTGTCGAAAAGCTCATTTTCTTTCTTTAACGTTTCCACCGTATACTTTCTCATAATTTCCACCTATTTAACCTTTCTTAAAATCTTGTTCTAAAAGCATTTCCCATTTGATCTCTGCTCGGATAAAATCCTCATCAAAATCTTTTAGATGACCATTTTGAGCATAACTTTTTCGGGATTCTTCTACCTTTTGTTCTAGTTTTTCTTTTTCCATTAAATCCATAATCTGTTCTCCTTTAGTAAAGGATTTTATCTTCCATCTCAATCTCTTTAAAAAGATTGCTTATAGGATAAATGCAGCAGGAAGCAGAATCTGTTCTGGAATATCAGTGAGACTTTCCAAGTGAATACTGGTCTTTTTGCATTTTTCTACTGCTTTTAATAAGGCTTCTTGGGAAGGCCTATTAGAAACGACCATACAATGAAGCAACTTGGTCTTTTTCTTTCCTTTCAGTTTGTAGATACATACTCTTGTGGATTCTTTTCCCATTTTTTTTACTCCTTTTTCTTTGAATGTAACGATATTTTTATTCCTCCTTTCATCGCTTTGATTCATTCGTAAATAATATGAAATAACAAGGATGTAAACAAAAAAAGCCGGGAAGATATTTCTTCCCAGCTTAAGATGCAGCGCTATCTATCAATTTAGGCAGAGTACCACGTCCATAGGAGCTACGGCACCGCATGAGCGTGGGTGAATGCCCTTGCAACCAGTTTTTTTATACAGAAAAATCGTTTGTCTGGTAAATCTTTCATAATACCTATAAAGGAGATTCACTTTTTATCTTAAAGAAAGGAAAAGGTATTATGAAAAAGGCGGTTCCAATGATCTTATCTGAAGACAATTTCAAACAGATCTTCGCTTTTGCAGACCGAAATTCCCGGCTTGCAAAGCTTCTCTACAATGCTGCCCTTTTCCGTATCCGTCAGGTATTTACCGGCTGGGATAAAGAAGAACGTACCGATCTGGAGAAGTCTGTCTTTGCGGAGATCCAGTGTGCAAAAGAGACCTACAAAGGTTTCACCTGCCGCCGCGTCCTTTCTTACAAAGCATTAGATAAGATCCTCCGTGCAAACAAAAATCCCGATTTCTTTGCCGGGCTGCCGATGCAGACCGCTCAGGGTATCGTGCGGCAGGCAACGGTCGATTTTAAAGCATGGCTTTCTGCATTAAAGACATATAAGAAAGATCCTTCTTCTTTTACAGGGCGACCACGGATGCCAAAATACTGCCGTCTGGATAAAAGGACGTTTAAGGTGACTAATCAGGATGCAGTTCTCTATCCATCAGAAGATGGAAAAGGCTGTCTGTTGAAGTTACCAAATATGACGGAGAATCGGATTCCTCTTTCCTATCTCAAGGATACGGCGGACCTTAGAGAAGTCGTATTTAAGCCTTACTATGGAAGATATATCATGACGTTTATCATTGAAGATGCCGTGCCTCCCTGTTATCCAGATATGCCAAACATGGCAGGAGTGGATCTTGGCACAGATAACATCGCAGCTATCGCATGCACAGACGGTTCGTCTGTTGTATATAAGGGCGGTGCGATCCTGTCAGCCAATCAGCTCTTTGCCAAACAAAAGGCAGCCGCTGTCTCCATTCTCACCAGAGGAAAAACCTATAGTCATGCAGCGTCTGCGTTCTTAAACAATCTGTCTTTAAAACATGACTGTTTTATTAAAGATCAGATGCACAAACTCAGTGCAGCGATCATGCAGTATTGTATCGACCATCGAATCGGTGTTCTTGTTGTGGGTACAAACCGTCTCTGGAAACAGCGGCTTCCATGAGTAAGAAAAGTAACCAGAAGTTTGTCTCCGTCCCACATGATAAGCTGCGTTGGATGCTCTCCTATAAAGTCATGGTTGCCGGGATTGATGTGATCTGGCAGGAAGAGAGTTATACATCAAAAGCAGACTGTACCGCTGGTGACTTTATCCCGGTGTATGGAAAAGTAGAAGGGCATCCTGTTTTCTCCGGTAGGCGTGTTGAGCGTGGGCTGTATCTGTGTAAAGACGGCTACTGTATCAATGCCGACTGTAATGGAGCAGCGAATATCCTTCGGAAAGCATTCCCGGACGCATGGGCAGCCTGCGGGGATTATCATTTCCTGGCTGCCCCGGATATCATCGGATTTAAAGACTTAAACCCGGCAGTATTTCCAGACCGGCAGAGACAGCAATCTGCAAATAAGAAGAATTAGACATTTATGATAGACTTGCGTTATCTGGACACGCCCTGTCAGGCAGGTAGAAAAGATCCGGACCTAAGTATTCCCGAGGCTTCATCTGCCAACGGATAGGGGGCTTCGTGAACAGCCCTTTACTCGTACAGCCAGCGCGGGCTCATTTGTCCTCTACGTTCGAAAGACGAAAGTGGTACGACGGTAAGAACTTTACAAACATCGGTGACACCTTTCGGATATGGTATTTTCGGAGCTATACTCCGGTTTGGATACCACGTCCATAGGAGCTATGCACCGCATGGGCGTGGAGGCTTCATACTATAATGTCCAATATATATCCTCTAAAGAGGAAGGGTTTTCAGAAACCTTCTTTCGGACAAAAATTAGTCAGTATACTGTATATTATATTCTTTTATATCCTTCGTGGATTGACAAGTTTATTGCAACAAAAAAAGGCCGGATAAAACCGACCTTCTCATTGTTTCTCAGATGTCTTCTTATCAAGCTACAAGTTCGTAATATCCATCGCCGCAGGCACGAAAAGTTTTCGTATACCGCCTCAATGTTTGTCGTGCTTTCGCCTCGATATTATGATTATTTTCGCTCTTTTTGTATCCTTTTACCGCATCCGCTAACTGTTTGTAATGCATTTTTCCACCTTTATTAAAAAGTACATAGCGGAAAACATCACGCCAGGTAGCCGAGATACTATTTCGGATATCGATTTGATACGTTTTTGGTAAGACATATCCAACATAATAAGTTTGTTCAAATGGTTTCTGTAGGATTACCAGATTCTCATGTACAATAGGTACAAAATTCTTCTTTGCGTAAGTGCGTCCATCAGAAATACAGTTATGCTGCATCTTTACAATGCTCTGTATTAATTCTCCCGGCAAAGCAAGGGATAACATCATATCATGATATTTTCCCTTTCGTCTTATGTTTCCACACAGGATTCCCATTTTAGCTCCAGGATGCATGGCATTATATAACTTCATTGTTACTTTATTGTTTGCCTGCATTCCTTTCGTAAAATTCATCTGTCCAATGTCTTGGCTTTTTAACCTGCCGTCTGGGTCTGCATATTCACTTCCGGCATACTTAATACCAATTTCTGGATATGGCATATGCTGGAATACAAAATCAGCTTCTGAAAATTCCTCTGGGATTTCATCGACTAGAGCATTACAAACATAAATATCTGGGCGAACAGGATTTGGATTGATATCCGCTCCTATATATTTCACCTGCATATCTTTGCATACATCATAACCTGTACCACCACCTGCATACATTTCAGCCATGTAGTTCACATCGTACTGATCAATAAGAAATGCATGGATGTATCCACTACAATTTCCTCTGTAGCGATTGTTGCCCCATGGTCCTCTATCAGGAAAGCTTAATACAGTCCCTTCATTTGCACGTACTACTTTTAAAATATCTTGTTTTTCCATTTTCTATTTTCTCCATTTCTGTAATTTAGAAACAATGATTTGTGTTTTATTCCTCCCTTCCATCAATAACTGTTTCTTAAAAATAGAATGATTATTTAGTTAAAAAATAAAAAAAGCCCTACGAAAGAGCCTTTTTAATTAAATATAAGTAGATTTCCAATTCTTTTTGCCAAAGAATTTCGATTAAAGCGGGCATCTAATTTCCATTTTCCCTCCTGATTCTTTCCTCCCATGACACCTGCTGATAAGATACCGGAGCGGTTTGTGCGGTTTAAGTAAAAGGCAGCAACGCCTAACGAAAACCTGTCACTGTCTTTATCTTTTAAAATACTTCTTTGCTTCTGCCACTCTTCAATCGTAAGAGGAACTGTGTAAATTTTGTTAATGAAACGATCAGTTTCTTCAAGTATAGAAGACCAAAATGCAAAAATTGCTTTATCTTTATCATTTAAAACGATATGGCTGACAGTACCTTCCAGTAACAAGGATAAAGAGACTGCCGCTCCTCCCGCAAATGGTTCGATAAAAGTTCCGCCTTGTTTGCCAGAACACTCCAGCATATGCTTCATAACTGTTTTTAGTTTTCCTTTTCCGCCAGGATATCGTAAGGGTGAATAATACATAGCTTCTCCTCTTCTTATCCTATTAATATGGATTTGTCGATATTTTTTCTTTTCTCATAGTTTCTTGTTTGATATAGTATCCATAGTAAACATAAGAATTATGAATCCAATCTGATGGCAAAAAAGAAATGTCTCTTAATTTCTTCATAACCTGTCCTGAATCTTCAAATCCATGGTTTATCATATCTATCTTATGCTGTTCTTTTTCACTTTCTGATGCATAATAATAGTGTTCTTTTGTTGTGACGACCACCGCGTCATTAAAAATATCTCGTATAATCTCTTCTTTAAAATGTTTCATCTTTTTTAAGCAGAACACACTTCTAGCATAATCGATGAGATGTGTTACCTGCTATCCTCCTTTCATCTGTCTTATCACAAAGATATTGCAAGAACTCTGCCAGTTTTCAGAAAGACCAATTTTTCTATCATCAGATTTCTTTCAATCTGATTTGATAGGGATTCAACTTCTGTTAAAGAACGGTATATCCTGATGATATTAGAACTTTTTATCTTTCCAAAATAAGCCTCTTTAATTTCCTTTTCTTTTAACTGCACTGTTTCTATATCCAGATCTTTATAGGATATATAAGGAAATTCCGTAGGACCATTAAAAAATCGCCTTTTTATTTCTGTAATATATTCTTTTTTGATAACCTGAAGCAGACAATTAAAATCTTTTTTATGCATAATATTTTCTATATTTCCGATGTATCGTAACAAAAACTTATCCCATTTTTTATAATCTTCCGTTCTTTTTATGCTCTCTTCGAGTCTTACCAGAACTTTATCCTTGACATTTTTAAACATTTGTTCCTCTTCAATTTCCACTTTTCTCTCCTTTTCGATTTTTTTAGATTTTGATATTTTTAGATTTTGATATTAGTATGAAAGATTAGCGATTAAACAAAATAACTACGTAAAATATCATACTAATAGTGATCAAGTACGGAGGTAATCACATGAGAAGAATAAAAAAAAGAAAAAGAAGGAAATTGATTCGTTTTTTTGTCATAATATTCCTATTATTTATCATAATGATAGCTGCTTCAGGATTTTTTCTAGAGATATTTTTTAAAGCAAAAACAGGCATTACAATCTCTGAATATTCTAAGCAGGCAGAAAAAATAGTTGATGACAGTATGAAAAGCGATTTTACCCCAAATAAAACTACCTATATTTATTCTGATGATGGGACGAGGATTGCAAAATTATCAGAAGGAAAGTCTTCTACTTATTTAAAATACGAGGATATTCCTAAAAATGTCGTAAATGCGTTTATTGCTGTTGAAGATAGAGATTTCTGGAAAAATGATGGCTATGATATGAAAGGAATTTTTCGAGGAATGATAAATATAGTTCGATATAGAAAGATATCCGGAGGAGGATCAACTATCACGCAGCAACTTGTAAGGAATACATGGTTATCTAACGAAAAAACATTTGAAAGGAAAATAAAAGAATTGATTCTTTCGTACAGTCTGACATACCGTTATAGCAAGAGACGTATTATGGAATATTATATAAATAATTGTTGTTTTGCAAATGGAATTTATGGAATTCATGATGCTGCAAAAATATATCTTGGGAAAGAGGTAAAAAATTTAACTTTGTCAGAAATTGCCTATTTATGTGCGATTCCGAACCGTCCAGAAACATATGACCCATTTAAAAATCCTGCTACAGCCCTTGTGAGAAGAAACAAGATTTTACGGGCAATGAGAGATATTGGGCAGATATCAAATAAGAAATGTAAAAAAGCCATACAGGAAAAGATAAAGGTTCAATCACAGAAAAAGAATAAAATATACAATTATCCAACAACATATACCGTTCACTGTGCTGTAGAATATCTTATGAAAAAAGAAGGATTTAATTTCGAGTATAGTTTTTCTTCCAAATCTGATTATGAAACTTATAAAGAAAAGTACCAAAAAGTGTATCAAAAATGGCACACAAGACTGAAAACGGGTGGCTATAAGATAAAGACATCTATTAATTTAAAAAAACAAAGAGAAATACAACAGATTGTAAATGATACCCTCTCATTTGATAAAACGAAAAATAACGGGGAATATAATTTACAGGGAGCGGTTACTGTTATTGATAACCAGACAGGAAAAGTGATCTCCATTATTGGTGGGCGGGAAAAAAATGCTATCTATTCATTAAACCGGGCATGGCAGGAGCCAAGACAACCTGGCAGTACGATAAAACCACTTGTGGTATATACCCCTGCATTAGAATATGGTTATACAGCAGACTCTATGTTGAAAGATATAGATGTGCCGGAGGCATATAAAGCTCCAGAATTAATTGATAAACAAAAAGCAATATCATATCCTTTAAATTATGCAGTATCACATAGCTTAAATGGATGTGCAATGTATCTTTTTAACCAGATAGGGATACAAAATGGAATGTCTTATTTAAAAGAAATGTCTTTTTCTAATATTACATCTACAGATATCAGTTTAAGCTCTGCACTTGGTGGATTAACTTATGGAACAACAACATCTGAAATGGCGGCTGCCTATCGCTCTCTTGCTATGCATGGACAATATTTATCAAATACATGCATTCTTTCTATAAAAGATGATGAGGGAAAAGAAATATACAAGCAGCCAGCAGAAAAACAAGTATATAGGCCTGAAGCTGCAGATGAAATGAAAGATATCTTGTCGAAAGTTTTAGTAGAGGGAACTGGAAAGGATATACAGTGGTATAACTATTCAGATATTAAAGCATATGGTAAGACTGGTACAACGAATAGTTCAAAAGACGGTTGGTTTTGTGGATTTACAGATGATTATACAATCTCTGTTTGGATTGGAAAAGATAATCATAAGGATATAGAAGGATTATATGGCGGGACATATCCGGCAGAGATATGGAAAGAAGCAATGCTTTCTATGTATAATTAAACTCTTACTGTCATGCAGTGTGTTATTTCTATTAAGCAGCTAGTAATTATCCCCCGTTCATTTAAACGGGGGATTTTATGGCATCCTCTTCTGAAACTATTGTTTTAACTCAGTCTCAAAAATGGACATGGCATCTCGCAAGCCTTGATTATAGGCTTGTGCAAGTAAGTAATCTTGAGACTCTTTAACTCCTTTAATGCTTGTATCCATTATTTTCATAGACATAAAAATTTTCTTTTTGATTTGTTCTAATTTGTTCATAACTATTCTCCTTCTGCTTCTTTTTTGCCTTTTCGATTTGCCATCCTCCTACGGATAAATCCGTAGGATTTCTTAGATTATAGCAACATCACTATTTAAGATGCATAGATGAGATATTTTTAATGATTACCTGCGAACCTTCCGATTCACTTTCCTTTATTTCCACATCTGCCATGCGGTTATAAATCTCTGTCGGTATACTGATTTCAATACCTAAGTCTGTTACGATAATCATTTTCTCTAGCTTTTTAACAGTTGTATCATTTTCAATCTTGATGTAGTCATTTTGCATATCATAAGATTCTATTTTTTCATCATATTCTGATTTCATTTCCGGAGAACGACCGAACAGCTTGGCTCCTACTCCTTCAATGTCGATTTCTTTATCTTCCATGTAATCTTTTAACAGAGCTGATTTCGCATCCATCTGACTTGTGATACCGTCATAATATTTAGTAGTTACGCTACGAATGATTCGATCTAACAGATTTAATTTCTTTTTAGATGCAAGTTCCGTATTGCAGCCAAGAAAACTTTCAGAAAAATAATTTACTTTAGCTCCTTCCACTGTGTACTTCTTTTCCACGAGTCGGATGGATAAATCTGACAGATTAATAATCGCAGCTTCGGTTGGACGTGTAGAAGATGATGGTAACAATGTAGTATTTTGAATTAAAGAAGTTGTAACCCCAGTATCAGATTGATTAATACGCTGTGTGTAACTACTCTTGTAATTTAACTTTAATAATGCAAGATACCTCTGCCCCTCAAATTGATAGGTTAAAACCATTAAATCTCCAGAAGGAATATCTAAAGCGTTGTTTATACAGCTAAAAAGTAATTTGGCAATCTCTTGAGATGTATTGATAAAACTTTCTTCCTTATCTTCATTCATCTCTTTCAATAATTCATATACAAGACTTGTTTCAGGATAAAACTTTCCATGTTTTGAATTATCGTTTCCATGGATTTTTCCAATGAGATTATGAATAAAATCTAACTCCTCATCTCTTAAATTTAATAAGGAATTTGAGAGAATAATCCCTCTATTTCCATTGTCTAATATATGTAATATTGCCTTTCTGATAATAATTCCATCCATTTTTTTCTTCCTTTCTTTTTTTTAGTGTGTATAATATAGTTTTTCGCGCCCCATGCTTCAATCCACGCATCCGCGAGGGATGCGACCTTTCTCCTTCAGTTTCTTTTCTCTTTCTTACCATTTTAATCCACGCATCTGCGAGGGATGCGACGAGATAAGGAGCTGGCAGATATGGACAGAGCTGAATTTTAATCCACGCATCCGCGAGGGATGCGACAGCAAAATCGTATAAAATTGATAGCGATTTTACTGTTTTATTTAGAAAGTTTATGCAAAAATTAGGCATTGCAATCTTTACCATTTCTATTTTTTTAGAAAAGCAAGAACAATATTTTTGTGGTGCAAATCTCCCGGGATTCTTACGTTGCTTCCGATTCGCACTAACTTTCTCATATATAGTATGTCAGAATTTCAGATTGACTGATTTTTCTGTATAAATTTTTTTATCTAACCTCTTTAGAACATCGGGCAGATTTTATAAAAAGATTTTTTGTTAAAATTGATATAGTGATAAAATATATCCAAGTGTTAAAAATGGAATAAATGGATATTCCTTGTTTTTATGTTTTTTTAGAACAAGCATCTGATAAGGAATGCTTACAATCACAGCAATCAGTATGGCATATAAGGCATTAACCCCTATATATAACGGCATTATAATCATTATGAGACAGTCTGCTCCGCCTATATTTGTTACAATAAGAAATAAAATACTTAACACTACCATGACAAATGATATAATGCAACGAATAACAATTTCAGCATTTGGATACAATACAAAAGATATCAATATCAAAAGCATCGGAATGATAAAAGTAAGGTAAATGGATACTTTACGGTATTTGATATCTAATATTGAACTGATAATAAGAAAAATTAATTCAATATAAATCATCGTTTTTTCCATAAAAATTTAGGCGAAGGATACCCAGGCTTAAGCCGGGGAGGAATTCACCACCGTCTTTAGACAGTCCTCCTTTCTATAAGATAATTCATATATAGTATGTCAGAAATCTCGTATATTCGATTTTTCTGTATAAATATTTTGTATCTAACTTTCTTGAAAAGTTGGACAGGCTTTATGAAAAAGATTTTCTGTTAAATAAGTTATGCGAAATAGATGAATCAAATGGAAACAAATATCAGGAGGAAATAAGTTCTTTTATAATAAAAAAATCAGATGATAAAAAAAATAACAGAGTATTTAAATTCAGTTAGAGAAGAAGTAATTCTTTATACGGGTTTGAATTATAATATTGATGAAATAGGAAGTTTAAAAAGAGATTTAACATTATATTTGGATATGGAAGTCCTTTTTGATATTTATGGTTATAATGGCAAAGTTTTTCAAAAGTTAGCACTTGATTTATTCAAATTAGCGAGGGATGCTAATTCTAAAGAAAAAAAGGGTTCGATTCAGATATTTTGAGGAGACTAAAACAGAAATTGATTTGTTTTTTTTGCAAAAGCAGAAGAAATCGTTAAAGGAAAAGTATTTTTTTAAAAGGATTTGCTTGCGTTTAAGCATATTATTAATAATAGTGTTAATAACATATAGCGTTACTAAGTACGTCAAGGCTGATGTTGCAAATACAGTATCGATTGTTGTTACTGTGGTAGGAATAGTTATTTCTTGTGTTGACATTGTGAAGAATGTATTTAATAACAGAGAAGAATGAAAAAATCCTCCGGATTTCCGGGGGATTTTTCCTTATAATGATATTTTAGAATAATATTACTATTACCAGTGTGATTTTTTATAGAAAAGAGTGGGATACTTCTCTTGTGTTGCTTTTATGCATATTGCGAAGCTTAACAGTCGGGTTTGCGGAGCTTAATAGCCATATTCCAGAATAAAGCGGTCACCAAATAGACATTAGCAGAACAATCCTTTGTTCTGCTTGATTACAGTAAGCAACAGTCTGAAATCCAGTCAACGGGGCATTTATGTCGGCTTTAGCCCTTGCCATTGACTTTGAATGAAGACTGTGGTATAAACGACCGTTTTATTTCGGAAAGCGGCTGTTCTAAAACGGAATAGCGACTGCTGAGCCCCGTAAAATGCATTTTACCAGATACAGTAGTTTTAGTTGAAAAGAAAAATCGTATTTACAAGATTTTTTCTCATATTAAAAAAATGCTGTAAGGCCTCAATAGTATTACTGATTTTATTATATCTGGTACTACTGATCAAAACTTCGCATTTATAGTAATCATAACCATAATCCCATACTTTCACAAATCCATCCGGTAAAATGATCTTAAAAAACGCCCCTTCTTTAATTATTGATTTTTCCGGAAATGATTGTGCTTCCAGAAACCTGTCCAGTTTTCTCTTTTTATTGTTTTAATCCACAGTCGGTAAATTTAACGGAGCCTGAATATCGGGAAAATCCGACTGTTACTTAAGTCTCTTGTCAGTGGGGGATACCAATCTCTCTCCGCCCACCACTGACGCTTAGTGAATTTTAGATAATTCCTCTCCTACCTACTGATGTTGAGGAAGGGGAATCCTTATATTATTTTGTTGAATTTTTGCATACCATTTCCCTCTTTCATCCTAATAAATCAGCGTTAATTCTCTCTCATCACTATGTATGAAATCGTCCGCCTCTTTTAGATTATCAAATGTTTTTACAACGTTCCACTCTTCGTCCTCGACACCGATTTTCATTTCTGTAATTTCTTCGATGTCGCCAGACTCCACGATCTCGCCGTCTTCGTCATAGATTTCTGGTAGAACACAGTATTCCGTAACCAGATAACACCCGTCATAAGGCGTAATATCTGTCTTATATCTTTTCAAGGTTTCTCCTGCTTCCTCTAATGTGTCGCAAGATTTTACCAATTCACTAAAAATATCATCGCCGGAAACTGTGCAGCCTTCTACTATGTCACACATATTTCTTTCTTTGATTTCTTTTGTAGTTTTATAAATATTATATTTCTTCATAATTGCTTCTCCTTTTTGGTTCTATATTCCTTTATTCTTAGAGCATTTTTCATTTTCTCAATGTCGCCATCGCCGAATTCCCAATTGTATCACCTCACTTAGTTATTTTGGCAATTCATCCAAATTATTTCTTTCCATAAAATCATGGATATTTTCACAACATGGAGTATGTAACAGATATTCATTTTTAGTTCTTGTATCTAAGTTATTTTTATAAATATAACAATCTTTGCATTCATGTGTCTCGCAATATCTAACTGCATATCTCCATCTATCCATATTAATCACCTCACTTGAAATCAGTCTTTCATCTAATCATAATCATATTCGTTATAATCACAGTCTACACAAAAAGTACAACTTATTCCATCACCATAATTTGTAACTAAAATACCACCACACTTAGGACATCTTCCTGCTTCTGGATTGCTATATAAATCTTCCGTGAATGTTTCACTTCTTCCTAATTTGATTTCACTTTTCTTTTTATGCTTCATAAACTAAACTCCATTTCTCATTTCATTTATATTATCACACCATCTCTAAATACTTTACAGGAGCTTCTTTCGTTAACCAAATTCCATTCTCAGATAGATAAAATTTATATCCATTTCGATACATTCGTCCACTATTAATACGATATATAATTTCTTTCCCATGCCTTTTCCCAACATTTTCAGCAGTTTTTATATCTTTAGACAAATGTTTCTTTAGTTGATTAAAACGAAAAGCTCACCCGTTTCATCAACAAATGTGCGCTCACCTCGCTCTTTCAAAATAATATTTACATCTCCTTACAGTGGCAGGTTACCCAGCAATTTTGTTGTCCGCAAGGTAATTTGTCATGTGGAAAATCGCCTCTGTTTTCCGGGCAATTTTCACAGTTATATTCATTTTTGTAATTGTACATAAATTCTATGTACTCTTCTCTCTCTTTCGTTGTCATGTTTCTCTTTGCCTCCTCTTATTTACATAAATGCTCAAGCTTAAACTTCACAAGATCCGCTACATAGGGTGGGCATTTCCTTTGCCCTCCTTCCCAGTTTTGAATTGTCCTAACTGGGATTCCAGTAATCTCTGACAGTTGTTTTTGTGTCAGATTATATTTCTTTCTTAACTCCTTCATTTTATCCCCCTTCCTCTTAACTTGTTTTTATTATAGCACTCAATGGGTGTAAAGTAAATTGGGAAAATGCACAAAAATTTAAGAATATTTTATATAACATTACCCAATGAGTGCAAGAACGAAAAAAGATTGCAACCTTAAACGGGATTAAAAATTGTATCGGTACTGCCACACAAAATACAAAGTTGCTTAATTTATTAAAATGAGGTACATTTATTAAGTGTAAACAAACTATTTGAAGTGAAGAAAGCAGTTCAAAGGTGGCAATGCCACCCATTTGCCACCGAGTCAATACAGCTAGATAATACTTATAGAAACTAAAATGTTAAACAAGTTGAAAAAAGCAGTATTTTAGCTAGTAAATGAGTCTTTAAAAAGCTATTGAAAGCTTTGCTTGAACATAAGCAACAACCCCCTGAAATATTTTGCGATGATCTAAGGATATCGCTGATTTCAAGGAGGAATAACACATGAAAAGCACATTTGAAAAAATGGGTGGAACCTACACACTTGGCGCAGACGGAATTTACTATCCGAATCTTGTCAGTACAGATGGAGAACCACATTATGGGAAATATGGAATGATGCAGAAGACGTATCTGAAAGTACATCGTCCGGCAATGTATTCACTGTATATGTTGGAAGACAGACTGGTGGAACATCTGAATCTTGTGGACGATGAAGCACAGGAGAGAATGGATATTTGGGTACGTCAGATGATGGAGCGGCAGGGCATTACGGAAGAATTGAAAGCTCGTGATCAGATGAAATGGGTTAGGGCGGTAAATAATATCCGAAATGCAGCAGAAGAGATTGTGTTAAAAGAATTGATTTACAGGTAAACAAAGAGCTGAACAAATGAGGGATAATTAATCTGATTTGTTCAGCTTTTAATCATTAAAGCTTGGCTGTTTAACTTTCTTTACAGTAGTATGTGGAGGATATATAATGGATTTATTAAGCACATCTCAGAAGCGGGAGTGATGAGAGTTTGATAGATATCAAAATGAAGAGTACGGAAAGAGGAAAAGTAATGGAGAAAAATCATGCAACGCCTATTTTGGCATCTTATGTGACATATAAGGAATTAAGCAGTCATGGGAATTATAAAAGTCCATATCAAATATTAGCAGAGTTTATTAAATATATTATCTATGAGAAAAATTTATATGCGTTTTCGATAGGTGAGATAAAAGGCAGAGTGGAAAATGAATTTGAATTTTATTTGCCAGATGCAGTTTTGAAATCTGCATTGAGGAAAATTGATTTTGTTACATATGATGCAACTGGAAACTATTGTGTTATTGGTGAAAAAAATAAGAGTTGATGGAGCGTTAAAAAAATACAGGAATTTAGCAGAAACAGCGGAAATTAGTGTATCAGAACAATTAATTTCTTTCATAGAAGATTAATAAAAAGACTATCAGAAGATAGTCTTTTTGATAATTCATCGCCAATTCAAAATATACAAAATCTGATTATGGCTGCTCGTAAATATAATTTCCATGCCGTACTTTATCTGAGTCTTGACTCCAAAATCCTAATTTAACCATACCTTTTACACTTCCTGTTCTATGTATACAAGGACAATGTGTTGTAAAAGTCTTACCTGTTGCCATCTCGTACTTTTTAGGGCTGCTATAATATGCCATTTTTTCTCCTTTCGCTATTCCATCCTTTAGATTTCGCTCTTGGAACGACCATATTTTTCGAAAAGCTCTCTTTATACCCATCTTTCTGCCTACAATAGTTTTCCATCAATAATTATTATCTGCAAATTCTTCGCACATTTCTGTTGTCATAACAAATCCAAAATATAAAATACGGGGTACAGTTGTTTCTATAATCTGATTAGAACGTGCTTTATGCCATATAATCCAGCTGTGCTGGCGCCACATACCATCTTCAGATAAGGCATATCCAGTACAGATACGTGTGATATCTTTGTTCTGTTCCCAGAGATTACATGAATTCGCATGACATTGACTTGGTTCACCACGCATTAATTTTATGTTGTTTCCAATCCAGAATTGACCATAATTCAAAATATTGTCAAGGTCTTCTTCGTAACCAGGAAAACAGACAGCTTCTCCAGCAAAGTCAAGAAGTTTTTGACGAAGGTCAAATAGGCGGTCATCCATGGTTGGATGCAGTTTCTTCATGTCTTCTAATGTGTCCTGGAACCAGAATTGATCTTCTTTGCATCTTGATTTCCAGTTATCATCCATTGGCCGATATTTGATGCTGTCTTTGATTTTCTGATTTTTTGTTTCACTGCAAATAAGACATTCGTCAAACATGTCTTTGTCAGTGATGTTAGCAATACAGGATTTTCCGTTATAAATAACACGAGTACCGCAACTTTTCTGTAGTAATTCCATATCCGAAGGTAATTTTCTCATACATATAATCCTTTCAAATTTTAATTTCTATAAAAAATTCTTTTACAATTAGTTTTTCTTACAAGGGACCTTATATGATATGTAACTTCTGTGCCTGCTTAAAAATTGCTTCCAAAACAGGAATACAAATAGAATTTCCAGCTAAAAACGAAATTTGTTTATCGGTAATTCCATTTTTTCTCATCAGATCATAATCCTTATCTTCAAATCCCATTAGACGTAGATGTTCTTTAGCCGTGAGCATTCGCACTTTATCATTATAATAAACTGCCTGTCGAGGACTTGTCGTAATTGTCTTTGCGATTTTATGCCCTACACGACCGCGTCTGGTCTTAGAATTTGGGAATTCCAAATTAATAACATCATATTCAGCCAGTTCTTTGTATCCTAATTTAGTGGCTTCACGCACACATAAAGTTCCATCTTCCTTTCGGAAAAAGATGTTTTTTTCATTTTCACTAGGTGTATTTTCTTCAAAATCCGCAGAAAAATCTAAATAATCCTGGATATCTTTTTTAAGTGGTTTCTTTTCCGGGAAAGTAAAAGGAATATCTGACTTCGTAGACACAACATATACTCTGTCTCTCGCCTGAGCAATCCCATAGTCAGAAGCTTTGAGGATATCCCAATAGTTCTTATAACCGTATGATTCCATTGTCTCAAGGTAATGATCAAAATGTTCCCGGTGTCTGTGAACTAAATTTGGCACATTTTCCCATACTACGATTTTAGGAGGTGAAACCAATTCGGGATATCCATTTTCTGGATTAGGATTTAGTATTTGTAAAGTTCTTTCGTACAAGATACTTCGTCCAGTATTTACATTATTAAGTCCGTTCTTGGACCAATCCTGACACGGAGAACCATGCACCAAGACATCACATTTCATATTCCAGAGCCGAATATCCTGCGGTGTATAGCGTATATCAAATATAGAATTATATGCCATAACTGCATATGGCAGAATTTCCACATAGTCTAACGATTTAATAGAGTATCCAATATTTTGCAACGCTTTTCTTGGAGCACCGATTCCTCCGAATAATTCGAGGATCTTTAAACGGTTATCTGTCTCTTTTCCTGCTGTTTTTTCAATAATTTCTTCGTTCATTTCTTTAATATTCATATTTTTTTCCTCTTGTATTAAATATTTTTTGTTTGTTATCAGTTTTTGAATGTAGCAATATCTTTTTTCTCTCCTCTCATCGCTATAATTCATTCATTATTAGTATGGAATATTATCAAAGCAAATAAAAAAAGCCAAAAATCAATTTTCTGGCTTTTTTATAAAAAGATTTTTGTTAAAAAGGAGTAAACGAAGATAATTTAATCTTGACATGACAAGTGGCAGTAAGTCCTGTTTTTGTTTTAATAATGATATCAGTCTTGCCAGGAAATTTAGGAGTAATATATCCATCCGTGCTTACTTTGGCTTTTTTATTATCCCGACTAAAAATCTCTGTTATGTAGTCTCCTTTTTCTAATTCCCAATTTAATTGATAACCTTTTTCATACCATGCCATTTCCACATCGTAATTATCTAAGGAAATTGTTGGAGTAAGCATATCTTCTTCTTGTGTTTCTTCTTTGTGACAATAAACACAGATCCTTTTTTCTATTCCCTTTTCAAATACAGTAGGCTCTTGTATTTGTTTCCATTCAGAAAAATTATGTCCGGTAGCAGGGATTTTTTCTTTTTTTAGCTCTTTTTTGCATACAGTACATATTTTTATCTTAAAGCCATCTTTCTCGCAAGAAGCCTCTTTTTTTATAATCCAGTCACTTTCCTTATGATGGCCTATAGAATGAATTATTTTACTTTCTTTTAATCCGCAGCCGCTGCATATTCGCTCTTTTTTTCCATCTTTTAAGCAGGTTTTCTTTATGACAGTTTTAAATTTACTAAAGTGATGTTCGGCTGGAACGAGATAAATTCCGTTACTTGTGCCAGACTGTGTATTATTGAGATACATATTACCTTTTTGAAAATCAAGCTCTTCAATTTCGCTAAAAGAATCTCCAGTAGCAGAAAGTGTTCGTATATATTTTCCATCTAAAGAATACTCTTCAATTTTATTATTTCCCGGTTCATACCAGATGATATAAAGATTTTCTCCATCAGACCCCATTCCTTGATTTGTTCCTTTTTCATCCATTTGAAATAATAGATCTAAATCCTTAAAATTCTTTGTTTTAAAAACTCTTGGACCGGTAGAAACAACATAATAATCTTTAGATGATACATAGGCAACTTTACATCCGTGTACTGATAGAGCAAAAGAATCTTTTTGTGTCATTTTACCATCATTAAAGTCAAATAAATAAACATATCCGTCTGTAACTACTGCTAATTCTTTCTTCTTGCTATTATAGGTTAGAGAATTGCTGTGTCCTGTATGAAATGTATAATGTCCTTTTTCCTCTTTTGATTTCAGATCAAGAATGACATATGTTGTTTCGCTAGAATCAGAATCCGAAGTTCTAGTCCATACGATATAGTTTTCGGCAATACACATCCCTTGTGTGTGTGATTCATAAGGAGATGTTCCCGTTAAAAAAGGTTGTGCAACTTCGTTTAAGTTGTTATTTGTATTTGTACAAGCAGCAGATACATGGATTCCTGATGCAATAAATAGAATAAAATATCCGCAAGTCAAAATTCCTTTTCTTAAGTTGAAATGAATCATTATTTTTTTCCTCCTTATGTATAGTATGATAGATTAGAAAACAAAAAAGTCCCCATATACTGGAGACTTTTCTACTTATTTTGTATTATTTTGTGTTGTCTGTTTGCAATTTTTTGTAAGCCATTTTACTACTTGATTCCCTGTAAGATAATCTCTGATTTCTTCTCTGGAATGTTCTTTAAGGAATGCTTCTTTACTGGCATATCCACCACTTTTCATTCCATCATTTACTTCCTGTTCAATTTCTTTGTCGGAAGGATGAATATCTTCTTTATCGGCAATAATTGTATACGCATAAGAAAGCAAGACATTCTTTTGAGCATATTTTTTTACTGTTTTTTCATATTCGCTTTCTGATTGATGCATATAATTGGAAAGAAATTCTTCGAAACTTACGCCAGCTGAATGAGCATAATTTTCATAATTTGTCTTGATATTTTCCTCTGCAGCAGATACTTTTTCTTTGCTAAAATTCTTTTTCTTTTTGACTACCTTTTCAAGAGCCTCTGTTACCTCTGTTTCAAGTTCGCTTTCTGCATTCTGTTTGTTTTCTGTTTCAAGCTCTTTTCTAATTTCCTTTTTATACTCTTTTACTGTTTTAGATGAATCACTATGTTTTTTCACCCAAGAATCATTCAATTTAGCTTCCTTTTTTACTGCAATAGATTTTAACTTTACTTTGAATGTAGCAGGTTGTCCATTTAAATTTTTTACACCATAATCATTTGGGAATTTTACGTGGATATTAAAGGTTTCCTCTTTTTTATGCCCGATAAGTTGTTCTTCAAATCCTTTATATTTGCCATTTGCTGGAATATATGTATTTGAACCAATCGTTACCTCTTGATTTTTAGCAGTGCCGCCATCAAAAGTTTTTCCTTTTACGGTTCCAGTATAATCAATTGTGACTTTATCGCCTTTTTTAGCTGCTCGATCTGTTTTGATTTTTACGTACTTGGTTTCACCATCTAAGATATTTTGGATATGATTCTCCACATCAGAATCTGTTACCGTGGCTACCTCTACCTTATCAACTTGTAATCCTTTATAATTGCCTACTGAAACATATTGTTTTGCTTCCGTTAATGTGGTATTTTGTCCGCAGCCATTACATAAAGCCATTGATAACATCGCTAATATAATGGTTGTCATTTTTTTCTTATTCATGATTTTTCCTCGTTTTCTTTATTCTACCCCCAGTTGCTATAAAAATAACGACCGAGGGTAAGCTACTGTAAACTTTTAGATAAATGGAAGATTATCTTCGAAATCCTCTATATCAGTTGGCATAAAATCTGCAGTTCCTTCATGAGAAATTTTACTTCCAGATGACTTATCTGCAGAGTCTTCTTCTGGTAAAACTGTCATCTCAGATTCCGATGAAGAATTCGCCTCAATATCAATTCCTGCTTCCGATTCTACTGATTCACTGTCATGAAAGACATCATCTTCCGTAGAAACAATATCCGGTTCATTAATAATAGAAGTATCTTCCGTATCGATATATGTATTTTCCATAACTCCGCCATATAAGATATTTGCGAGCAACACTCCCGTTGTTTTTTCAATAGAATTTATAGCAAATAAATGGTCTGTGATGATAAAAGTAATGTATCGGAGAAGTTTTTTTTCGTTTTTAGTAATGTGGATAGAGGCTAAAAGAACGGTTCCAACAACGCCTTCTCCTTTTAAAGTCATTTCTTTTTCAATTTTTAATTCATCTTCCTCAAATACAATATCAATAATATCTTTTAAAGTATCAAGTGTTTTCTTTCCACGAGGATAGGTAAAGGAGCCGCTTTCTGTTCTCCATTTATTTTTTCTAAAATTATTTGTTACAATTTCCTTTTTGGTACAAAATTCTTCATATGTCATAATTACACCTTTCTTTCTATTGATTATATTTATTTTTAAGCCGGAGTGGACTGAACTTCACATGACTCATCTGGAGTCTCTAAGTTTTCTTTTGGAGAAGCTTTTTCGATAAGGCGAATGCGATTAATAGATACCTCATACGCTGTCTTTGTTACTTCTGTTCCGTCTTCAGTTCTTTTAATATACTTGCGGCTCTGTAATCTGCCTGACACTTGGATATTGCTTCCTACCGGAAGTTCATTAACAAAACGGGCATTTCTTGACCAGGTAATGCATGGGATATAATCAGATTTTCCGAATTTTCTGTTTACAGCCAATAAAAGATCTGCGATTTCTCTGCCTAATGGAGTCTTTCTATAGACCGGTTCCTTACAGATATAACCATTTAACTCGATATCATCTGACGGATAAAACTCTTCCTCTTGAATGATATTAAATTCGTTACAATAAACATTAATAAGTAGTTTATTCTTGTCAGAGTCATGTTTATTGCAAGTCCTAATCTCTCCATTAATCTCAATGCAAGTGCCTGGCTGAATGCTTTCAATATTTCCAATTCTTTCTGGGAAGATTACAGGAAGAATGTCTTCTGTGCCTGAACTGCGTTTACATGAAAGTTTAGTTTTTAAGAAATTTTCTCCAAAACATTCGTAAGCAATTTCAAGTGTATCAATAATCTTTCCTTTAAGAAGTACCTTGTTTGTTTTTTTGATTTCATTGTATTCCATAGTTATTTTTGCACATGGTTCTTAATCTGTTATCTTGGTTAGCCTATGTGCTTCTCCTTTCTATTCTTATATTATAAGTATGATAGATTTGCGTTTCTCCTACACTACATACTTTAGATAGCAATCTGTTCTGGTTTTTCTTCTTTTTGATAAAAACTTTCTTTTTGATGGTAATATCCTAAGATATATGCATCGTTTAATTTTGTATTTAACCCTGTGTCCCTTCCATCCATCTTTTCATAAATTTCGTGGAAAAGATTCTGGTATTTCATATATAAATTATATTTTCTCCTTTTTAACTTGTTTAAGTATGGTACAATCTTTTGTTGCAATATGATCAATGTTGCTGCCGGACGCTGTGCATACATTGTTTGATACCGTACTGCATTCGGGATGCGGCATTTTAGCTCTTCGGCTGTATAGGTATCTAATTCTGCTTTTTCGTAGACAGCCAGTAATCTTCCCATTAGGTAGTTGATATCATTGTTATCTACATCCAATATCATTGTATATACTTCCTTTCCAGCCTTGTCATTTATATACTTTCTAGTAACTAATGCAGCGATATATGTTAAATATCTTCTGTTTTTCAGGGATTTGTACTTTTTGGGGTATGAGGCTTTTGTAACAAGTATATTTTTTAGAGAGATAGAAAATGGTTCGTCAAAAAGTTCACACTGCAACAGTTCTTCTAAGTGTTTTGTGTAATTTCCATCTGTGATATCTATTTTTCCATTCCGCTCCATCCCATATGCATATCTTGTTATTGTATATAATGACGGTCTCCATGAAGTTCCCGATGGAACAAAGGATTCCCTCCAGTTTTTAATTTTTCTAACGAAATCATTTGCTGGCACTTCTGTATAATATGTTAAGGCTACTCTTCCAGTTGTTAAAGATTCAAATGATGCGATGATAACATCATCTTTCTCTGTAAGTTCTTTAATATCTGACTGAAAAATACAATGGAATAATACTTCTTTGTCGCTTATAATATCTTCATCATTTGTAATATCTTCAAATGGCGATGGCACATATTTTCCTTGCGGGCACCAGTAGAGATACATTTTATTGCCGATAATTAATCCAAAGTTGTTTAATAGCCATCGAAGCATATTGTGGGCTTTCTGTGATGCTTCATAACCTACGGTAAGAAAATCTTCTGAATCTTTTACAAAAGTGCCACGAAATGTAAATTCTTGTTTATCGTTCGAGGAAATCAATTTTGCACCGGATTGCAAGGGATAGATATTTTTTGCATGTAAATTTGTTAAAGGAACATTTTTTCCTGTAATCATACATAATCCAATCTTAGATTCTTTTGTAATAATCACATTGTAATAAGAGATAAAACTTTGGAACATTTCCTTTGATTTCCATGTATCGGTAACCTCGTTAGTTAAAACATCTTTTATTTTCCAGCGGACCAAACATTTCTTGTAAACTGTAGATTGCAGCTTTTTCTTATCCATATCCGCTTTACTTTCCGATTCTAAAATTTTAATGGCATATAGATCATGAATGATACAGTTCTTTGCAACATACATATAAACGGCATGAGTAAATTTATTTCCATAAGCTGATTCATCCCAATCTTTTAACTGTCTAAGATAAGACTCCTGTAAATCAGTATCAAATCCAGACAAAAATTCCAACTGTTCCGCGAAAGGATGCGGACTTTTTTTAATGGTTCTGTTCGCGGATTTTAAAGTGACTGGAATTAAAGTTCTCCCTTCTTTTTTAGAGATTAATGCTGCTTCAACAAATTCTCCCTCATCGTTTATTGTTATTTCGATTTGCGCATTTTGTAATGTATGAGAAATAGGAGCCAATGGCTCACGCATAGTATCTATGTATAATCCGGCATATTTATCCGCCATATGGTCATAAGATTCAACCAATTTTTGCAATAAGCTCATTCTAGTGCTCCTCCTTTAATTCAAATTTCTTTGGCCGCATATCACATATTCTTTTTGTAAGTATACAGTCTTTTGGTTTAGCAAACTCGATAATTCCGTTACGCATAATTGGCTGCCACATACGCATCGTTACACATCTTCTCGTTTCTTTGGAGTATGCTTCGTCAGGATATGTCATTCCGTGATACATTAAACCAAATGGCAATTCGCTAAAATCGTCGTAGAATCCTTTACCCTCCCCAAACTTGCAAGGTTTTACATAGCCTTGACATTCTCTAGTCCCTAAAAAGATGTCCTGCCGACCGCCTTTCGCAATCATTCTTTCAGCAATTTCTTGATGTTTAATCTCACACCAGTCATTTTTATATTCTGGACGATTTTTATTAAAGATAAAATGGGCTTTTACCTGGTACCTGCAATTCTTTAAATATGTATAAATTGCAATATCATTTTTGTTACTTTTCATCTTAGGCAGGATTATCCCTGTAGATTCCATTCGTATCGGATTCATAACACGAACTGCGTCAATAACCCACGTAATTGTAGGTTTCCAGTAAATAGATTTGGTAATACCTTTCAGTGCTTCATATGTTGGTATCTGTAAAGTACATTTTTCTCCACCTACTTTAAATTCCGGGCAAGTAAATAGCCCTTTTCTTCCGGTAACTTCAAATTCAATCCCGTTCATCTTTTTCCTCCGTTTATCTATTCTGTAATCCACATATTTTTATGATATATATTTTTTTTGTAGTATATTTATCCACAGTCGATAAGCAGTTATTGTGACTGTGGATAAACTTTTAACAAAAAGGGATTGTTTTAATCCCCAGCCGGTATCCGAACCCTAACAAGTACCTTCAACATCTTCACATGCAAGCCCTGGAAGTTCATTGTAAACAATTTCGTAATCATCAATACTTTTTGGATTAATACAGCCATCTTTTAAATGTGCTGTAACAGAACGATGTACCAGAGCAGATGAATACTGTCCAGTTTCGTTATTGTGTTTAAACCAGTATAATTTCACAACTTCCATGGAACCTTCTGGTCTTGCAGCAGATGCGTCATTTACAAATAATGTAGCTAATGCTTTTTTTACAATCTCAGCATCATCTTCTGTAAAACCAGTTTTTCTTGCCATCTGGACATTGATAGCACCTTTCAGCACATATAAACCGTATTTGACACAGGACTTTGAACCCATACGGTCTGAACTCATAGATGCCTCATTTTTCGGTGGCAATGCATTAACAGATTTGGTAATGCCATAGGTATCAATCACAACTGGATCAATACTATAAGCCTCGTGAGTCGTAACTGGACCACGAACTCCAAAAGAAACATTTCCCTTTGGAAGTGCAAATACCTGACCAAATGCTCTGACATCAAGCCATTTTTCACAAGCTTCTTCTCTGCATTTATCGATATTATTTGGTTCGGAGAACAATGCTTTTGCACGATCACTTAAACAAACATATCCATCATCTGTACGTTCTTCAGACTGTACATAGATTTTATGCCCCATATCCTGCATACGATTGCGGATTTTTCTGTGGATACATCCACTGGACATTTCTCCATACATTTCATCATCAGTACGTGGGAGATTTTCATTATTGGGATCGCCATTCGGGTTTGCCCCTCTTACTGAGATAAATGCTACAAAATCGATTTTGTTCTTTAAGATGTTTTTTGTCATGATAATTTCTCCTTCTGTGATTACCTGCGATTTTTTTGTATCGCTAATTTCTTTGTACACTAATAGTATGTTAGATTTTTTTATGAATGCATTTTTCTGTAGAAGTTTTTTTGCACGGCATTTTTTTTGTTAGATATCTGTTATTCTAAGATGGTTTTACCTTTTGGACATACGATCATCCAATAAGAAGGACCTCCAGCTCTTGATATTTCATAATATCCTGATGGAAGTCGTACTTTTTTTATCTCACCTTTTTTCACCGCTATAGTTTTATAGAGTGTTCCTTCCAATAAATATACATTTATAACTTCATTATCATTTCCCTTGATAGATAATGTTCCTGGATTTTTTTTATCTAAAACAGAACGGAAGACAAAATCTTTGGTAGCGATAGGTTCTGTTAATTCAGTTTCTTTTGCAGTACGAGATATTTCTTTTGCAAGGTAAATGCAGGAAGAGCTCAGAAAGAGAATGAGAAGTAACTGTGTAGTATATGATATAATTTTTTTTCTCATTTTTATATCCATTCCTTTCTACAATTAATTATCTGCAAAACCAAGTCGCTTAAATCCTACAAACTTCCGGCCATTATAACTTTGTTCGCTTAGTTTTCCTACGACACCATATTCTTTTTTATTTTTTCCTCTGAATCCATATACAGTAATTTTTTCTCCTGCAAACAAAGATTTTAACTCCCCACTTGTCCAAGTGTGACCGTTCCATTCTTTTTTGATGGAAATTCTCCTGCCATTCCATATTCCAGTGACTCTATCCTCATCCATATATTCCGTAATAGTCAACCCGACATATTTTTTTCCTTTATATGTTTGCTTTGCTAATTTTCCTTTCACATCATATAAATTTCCATCTTTCCCACATAAGCCACGAACAACAATTTCTTTTCCATCAAATAAATCTGCCAACTCTTCTTTTGTCCAAGTATGGCCATTCCACTCTTTTTTAATAGATACCATCTCGTTATTCCACATTCCAGAAATTCTGTCTTCACTCATATACTTTGTAACAGCAAAGCCAACGTATTCTTTTCCTTCATATTTTTGTCTTGCTAATTTCCCTTTTACATCATATTTTTTTCCATCTTTTGCTTGTAACCCATAAATAATAACTTCTTCCCCTGCAAAAAGCTTGTTTATTTCCTCTTTAGTCCATTTATGACCGCCCCATGTAGGTTTGATTGCAACAGAAATTCCCTGCCACAAACCGGTAATAACCTCTTGCTTATCAGGAATGGTGATATTCAGTCTTGTAGCGTTTTTTTTGACAGTTTTTATATCGTCTGCTACGATATTTCTCATTTGATGCAATTCTTCTGTTAAATCTAATCGGTTATCAGCAACTTCTCTCATTGTTTGCTGCATTTTTTCAGTCATTTTTATATCTGCAATATGTGTTCCTTCCGTAAGTTTATAACTCAGTCTTCCGTATTCCGTCATGGTTATTTTCCCTTTGGCATCATGGAGCAATGGATAATCTGATTTTCCTGATTGTTGAGTGATCTCTGCATAAATACTTGTACGTGTAGCACCAGTGCCGACATCGCACTTTTCTAATTGTTTCATAAGCCATTTCATAGTTGGGCGAACGGGTGGCTTGGGAAATCCTTCGTGTATAAATGGTACAGCATTACTGCCAAGTACTTTTCCGGTTGTTTTATCCTGTTCGTCTTGATCACAAAAAATTCTTTTAAATCCTTGTTTATGTGGGATATTGGTAACGCATTGAAAGTTTGGATATTTTTTGAGATGTCCTTTTTCTTGGATATATTCATAATCTTCTGCAAACATAGCTAATGTATTTAAAGCAAGGATTCGGTAAATATCTTCTGCCCCATCACCAAATTGCTGTAAACTATCCATAGAAGACGGAACGTTAGTTCCTGGACGGTTTGCTCCATGTGCGCCTCCTGCTTTTACATGAGTTTTTCTCGGTTGCCGATGGGTTAACAACGAAGAATCCACACCTACTAAAATTGCGATCTTATCAATATCTGGTAGTAATTCCTTAAACTGTTCTGGAGATATATATTTATCTTCTGTTCTTGGATAGGATACAATTTGTTTTTCGTACATTTTCTGATAAGTTCGCAGAACAGTATTCGCTCCAAATTTTTTTGATAATGCAGAAGAAAGCCCTGCTAAGTCTAATAAACGCGGCGGAGCGGTATGTTTAATCTGTTTTTCGTCAATAATAACACTTGAGGTAGTATAAATTGCTGGTACATCATTTTTATTTGGATACATTTCCTCTTCCGCATTAATATACACATTCCCATTTTCATCTTTAAAACGATTCTGATAATAAGGAATTTTTTTATATGCGTCTATAGCCTCAAATTGCTTTCCAACGAGATTATTCATAACTGATTTTAAACGCCCCTGCCGAAGTACTGCGTTGCATCCAGAATAATAAGTAGCAATACGGGTATGCTGCATGGATAAAAAATCTAATCGTTCTCTGTATAATCCCTTTTTAAATTCCGGATTATCTTGTAATTTGGGGATTGTTTTCCGATTTAAAAAAGCTTTTTGAATGGATTTTACAGATTCGTCAGCAAAATACATTCTGGAAAGTTTTTTTGCATCAAGATGCGTTCCTAATAGGATTTCACCCGCTAATAAATCACCTTCTCCAGAAGGATCATTATCTGTCGCGATAACAATCTCAGAGCAGTTTTCTAATGTTGTTTTAATGTTTTCGATTGCTTCTTTTGTTTTTGGGAGCGGGGCTTTTTTCCAACAAATATCGTTATCATCCCATGGAAGGTATTGAATGTTCCAGCTCGCATATCGTAATTCTTTTTCTTTCGGCACTTGATATCTTGGATATACCAAACCATATAGATGTCCGTATGAATGGACAATAATAATATCATTTCCTTCAAAATTTCCTTTAAAATTTTGTCCGTTTTTCTTTGCGAGCAGTGCTTTTGCAAAGTTTCTTGCTGCGGATGGTTTTTCTGTTAATATTCCTATCATACTAAATCTCCTTTCCGTTTCTATTAGTATGTTAGATTCGAGAACTGCACTGTTTTTCCACACAATAAAAGACCGGCCATATCTGACCGGTCCACCTGTGCTGTTTATAAAGATTATTTTTTTGTTGTAATATTTTTAACTTTTGACCAGGAAGAAAAAACTTTCTTGCCATTTACAGTCTTGTATGCACGAACCTGTACATAATATTTCTTTTTAGAAATGAGTTTCTTTACTGTCTTGGAGGTCTTCTTTGTTGTAACGGTCTTCGATTTTTTCATATTCTTTTTAACAGAATATCTAATCTGATAGCCATTAATGCCAGAAAGTTTTTTTGTCTTTGCTGTGAAAGATTTTTTACCAGCTTTTAAAGTTACAGAAGGAGTTTTAATACGAACAGAATTTACTGTTTTCATATTTCTGACAGATTTACATACACTGCACTGGTCATATGTTTTCTTTGTTGTAGTAACAACATCCTTGCCGGAAACCTTTGTTTCTGTTCTTGGAGCCCATTTATGCTCTGTTTTTTTAATGATTTCTTTCTTTGTTGCCCCACAGACAGAGCAAGTATAGGTTTTTTCTCCTGCCTGAGTACAAGTAGCAGCCTTGGTAATTTTTCCAGCATCCCATGTATGTTCGTTAGTTACAGGAATTTTTGTTCCTGTTTTCACAAGTTTGCCGCAATCTTCACAATACTCATCGCCAGTATAACCTTCGTCTTTACAAGTTGCCTTTTTGTCATTTTTCAGTACAATATTTCCATGATTCTCAGCATCGGTGCTTCCAATCTCGATTGTTTTATCTGTACTTATTTCATCACAATTATCACACTGAACATAATGTATTGCAGGAGATGTGCAAGTTGCTTCGTCTTTTACTTTTCCGGAATCTTTGTTTGTAAAGGAATGTCCATTTGGTTTCCCAACTTCCTTTGTATCTTCTGTTACTTCATTACACGTATCACAAAGAAGATAATATTTTGCCGGTGTCGTACAGGTTGCTTTTTTTGCAATTTTGTCTGATACTTTATTGCTTGTTTTATGCCCAGTTGCTGGAATCTCTTCCCCTTTTTTAATTAATGCTCCACACTGATCACATACAGTATCTCCAGTGTACCCCGGTTTTGTACAAGTAGCATCTTTCTGATTAATAACGACTGTATTTAAATGATTAGTAGCTTCACCAACGACTACTGTTTTAGTATCGCTTACTGCATCACAGCGGTCGCACTGCACATAATATGTGTTACTTCCACATGTACCGGCAGCTGCCTGTACATTAGATGGTTTATCGGTAAAGGAATGTCCGAGTGGTTCATCCTCTTCCTTTTCATCTGTCTCATTCGTACTGATTACATCACAATCCGAACATTTCAGATAATACTGGGCTTTTTCTGTGCATGTTGCAGGTGTTGCAATTTGATCAGAAAATTCTGTGAAATTATGCTCTTCGTTTGTTTCTCCTGTATTATATGTCACAGAATTATTTGTAAATGCACTATTTACAAAATCCGTTGCATACCTTTTCACAACAGGATCTTTTGTACAATCTGCAGTATGGACTGTATCTGTAGAAAATTCTTCTGTTTCTGTAAGCTCTTCACCGCATAACTTGCATGTTGTCTTAGCAGTTACAGTATGACCATCTGGTTCAGAAGGTAATTCTGTGGAATCGCCTGTTACTTCTGCTCCGCTCCAGTCATAAGTTGGAGTATTCCATTCATGAGCTTCAGGAATTTTAATCTCCTCTTCACTCACCTCATTTTCTCCATTTTCATCCAGAAATAATTTTCCACATACATCACATACATAATGTGTCTTTATTCCCTCTTCTGTGCATGAAGCAGGTGTTCCATAGACCTTTTTTAATACGTGATTTGTGCATTCTTCAGAGCCATCTTCATTACCAGAATCAGAGCCACTATCTGTTCCAACGTTTGTATTAGAATCCTTAGATGGAACATCAGTTGATGAATCTGTAGAAATTTCATTTCCATTAGAAATAGCAGAGCCTGGATTTTTTGTACTTATAGATTCTGCATGAACGATATAGGTGGCACTTGGAAGCGCAACAGTTCCCATCATTAAAGCAGAAAGAGATAAGCCTAACATTTTTTTAAACTTTTTTCTCATAACAATATCCTTTCTTTATAAATATAGTATTGCGAGGTTGATAAGTTGCCTTACTTTTTCCAGCACAGGTCTTCATTATTAGTATGATAGAATCAAGATATGAAAGGAATTCCTCTCTGATATGAGATTAAGCCTTGCCGGAAGAAATATCGACATTCAGCCTCGGCATAAAGGATACCGGCTGCGGATTAAACATGCTCTTTTCTACATTCTGACATACTATATATGAAAGGAGGGCAGACTTTATAAAAAGCAAGAATAAAGGATACCGGCTGGAGATTTAACAAAAAATCTTTTTATAAAATATGTCCGACTCTCCAAGGAGGTTAGATAAAAAAATTTATACAGAAAAATCAGATAAGCAAGATTTCTGTCATACTATATAAGAAAGGAGAACGATTCGTGTAACGTCAGTGGTGGGCGAAAAAACGGTATCCCCCACTGACAGGAAGTGAAGCCCTGCTGGAAGAAATACCGGCTGGGGATTAAAATATAAAAATTAACATAAAGGAGATAATTTCTATGGCAAATTCAAAAATTTTTATCCTTTCTGCTATTGATATTCGCAAACGTGATGACAAAAGATGGCAGAAATTATTTGAAATCTGTAAAGTTCAGCATCCTGTTTGGGAAAAGAAAACACTGAACGAATACAAAGAATTCGAAATTGGCTGGGGACGGCTCTATGATATTTATGATTTTAATGCTGCTTATTTTATTGATAAAGACAAAGCTATTGAATATGCGGAAGCAAACATGGCTGACATCAATGAATCCGGAGCATATCCGTACATAGTAATCATTCCAAGATGTATAAACTTGATGTATCCAGAATCTTGTAAAGAAGATATCACGGTCCTTAAATATGACCATACAATTGATAAATACAATATTGTCGAAGCTGATGACGATGAATATGTTATGCCAATCATCCAGCATTACACATTACAACCCGTATCCATTATCTCAAAAAAAAGGATAAAGGAAGTCAACTAGCCACCGCTTAAATCTCTGAGGAGATTTCTCGCTAATTGAGTTAAAACAACCGTAAAACAAGGAAAGGAAGAATTAAAATGAAAAAGAAAAAGAGAATTATGATTTTAGTTGCAATCATTGCATTTTTAATGCTGCTATTTGGTATTTATGCCTACCTTCAGCTTCGTCCTGTAAATTATAGCAAAAAAGATTATACAGCAAAGAAAATTGAACAGATTGCAGGAATATCAGAAACTAAAAATAAAGATATTTATGTATTAAAAGGTTCAAAAAATCCGGGATTTGAAAAGGAATATGATACGGATGACCCAGATGTTGTAGTTACTTTTTCAGATGATGCAATGTCTGAAGATACTTTTTTGTATGACAAAGAAGGAGAGTTTCACCTCTACATTACATATGAAGCTCCAAAAGATAAAATTGATAAATACCTAGACAAAGAGGCTGGTATAAAAAATCAAGACAGAACATCAGGAAAAATTATTTCAGAAAGTATCTCTCGTCCATTGCATGTTGTAAATGAAAAAAAAGCAAAAGAATTGGTAAAACAAGGAATTACTGTATTAACAGATGATGGACAAATTTACCAAATTAAATAAGAAATGCTTAACAAAAGCCTCCCTAATCAGGATTTCTGAAAAGGGAGGCTTTTCTTTCTTAACTTTGAGATGTACCACCAGTTGTCTTGCTACTTATTAGTTTCCTGTTCTACAGTTTCTGAAATATCGTTTCTTTCCAATTCTCGGATAGTGATATTTCTATCTGTTTTTGCTTCCTTACTATTTGCTTCGATGATACCTTTCAGATCAACTCCTGTAGTCTCTTTCATTGATTCCATGACTTTCATAAGGACTGCCGGAACATTTCCTGCCATATCAGAAACTCCGTTGCTGTCACCGCCAATCACCGTTACTTTGTCAATGGAACTGATTGGCTCCGCAATAGCTTTTGCCATATCCGGAAGGATTTTGACAATCATTTCTGTAATGGCAGCATCACCATATTTCTTCATCGCCTCGGCTTTTAAATCCATTGCTTTCGCTTCTGCCTCACCTTTCAACTGGATAGCACGGGATTCAGCCTGTCCACGGGCTTCAATAGCGGCCGCATCTTTTTCCTGTTCAAATAATTTCGCTTCGGCTTCTTTCTGACGCTTGTATAATTCAGCATCAGCTTTCTGCATTTCTGCATATTTATCCGCTTCTGCTTTCTTACGAACTTCCGCATCCAATTTCTTTTCGGCAACCGCAGCTTCTTTCTCCTGTAATTCAATCTCTTTTTCTCTTCTTGCAATATTTGCTTCCTGTGCTTGAATCTCTATTTCTTTTCGGGAAGCTTCTTCCTGTATCTTATATGCTGCATCTGCTTTAGCTCTGGCGGTATCTTCATTTAACTTTAATGCTGCTTTTTTAATAGCTAATGCATTTTCTCTTTCAGCAATTTCTGTTTCTGTTTTTATTTTTTCGATGTTTGATTCATTATTTGCTTTTGCCTCTTCGATAGCTACTTCTTTACTTGCATATGCTTTTGCAATGGAAGCTGATTTGCTGATCTGTTCTCTATTGTCAATTCCAAGATCATTAATAAGTCCATCCTTATCCTTAATATTTTGTACATTAAAAGATAAGATACAGATACCCAGTTGTGCGATATCTTCTTTGGCATTAGATTTTACTTGCTCAGAAAATTCAGCTTTATTTTGGCAAATATCCTTTAACTCCATTGTGCCTATGATCTCTCGCAAATTTCCCTGGAGAGATTTTGTGATCGTGTTTCTTACGTCATCAGAACTCTTATTAAGGAAATTTCGCATTGCGATTTCGATATTCTCCGGAGATGTATCAACAGCAACCTGAGCGATAGCATCCACCTGAATATTAATAAAATCTTTTGTTGGTATGTAATCCTCTGTCTCAATATCAATATCAATCTGCCCAATCCCCATCCGGTCTACTCTTTCCAAAAAAGGGATCTTAAAGCCAGCTTTACCAATCAATACCCTTGGATGCTTTCCTGGACCAGAAATAATAGTGGCTGTATTTGGCGGGGATTTAACATAACCTACTGAAAGAAATACTACAATAGCAACAATAATACCAGCTACAATATACATAATTTAATTCTCCTATTCTCTTATTTTATTGTTTTAATCCACAGTCGGTAAGTTTAACGGAGCCTGAATATCGGGAAAATTCGACTGTTGCTTAAGTCTCTTGTCAGTGGGGGATACCAATCTCTCTCCGCCCGCCACTGACGCTTAGTGAATTTTAGATAATTCCTCCCCTACCTACCGATGTTGAGGAAGGGGAATCCTTATATTATTTTGTTGTCCATGGCTTCCTCCTTTCCATAAAAATAATAAGAATCAAAAATTTTCTTCTATAGAAAGTATGATATATTAATTAATACAACCCGTTTTTCTGTGGAAAATATTTTTAGAAAGTATTCAGCCACAGACAACGAGATGTTAAAATACTATTCTTACAAGCGGTTAATACTCCAGACTTTACTCCGAAGTTATTAACAAAATCTGAGTTGCACTTCATATTCTTGTAAAACACCCCTCCTTCCATTGTTTTAATCCCCAGCCGGTATCCTTTATGCGGAGGCTGAATGCCGATATTTCTCCCGGCTGTGGTCAGTGGGATACCGTTTTTTTCGCTCATCACTGACGTTACATGTATCCTACAATTCATCCCATAGCCCAAAGAGGCAGGAGAATTCTTGTTTTTTATAAAGTCTGTCCTCCTTTCTTATATAGTATGACAGAAATCTCGCTTATTCGATTTTTCTGTAGAAATATTTTTTGTTGAACTCTCCTTTTTTATCTGTTAATAGTATGATTTTTTTAGAAAAAATACAAAAAAGACCAGTTATGGTCTGGTCTTTTTCTGATTTCTAAGTGTTATTTGTTTTTTACATAATTGGACAAGAATCGAGAAACTGTTTGATTCTTACCATTTTTCTTATCATAAGAAGTTAAGTAGAGATTGTCTTTGGCACGGGTCATTGCAACATAAAATAATCTCCGCTCCTCTTCTATTTGTTCTGGTTTTGTTGCTTTCTCAAATGGATAAATTCCTTCTACACAGTCAATAATAAATACATTTTTCCATTCTAAGCCTTTGGATCGATGCATAGTAGAAAGAGTGATGCCGCCTTTGCTCTGATTAGCTTCTGCTAATTTAATACGATATATTTCAATTGCCTTTTTCCATTCTTTCCAAGTTTTATAGTTTTTTGCTTCTTTTTTATAATCGTCCCATATTTCTTTTAATTCTTTTGGTTCCATATTGCGAGACTTTGCATATTCACGAATAAAATCCTTGTAACCAACATCCTTCCATAAACAGGTCAAGAAGTCTTCCGGAGCTGCCTCCTTCAAAATATTAAGATTGCGGAATAGATCATATGCCTTGTCGATTGCTTTATTTATCTGCCACTGTTCTTTTTTCTTTTGTCGCATAATGGCAGTTATAAGCAGATTGATATCTGGTTTGACATCAGAAAATGTTTTTCCGAAGAAAAATCGATTAGGGTGATTCAATATTTTTCGAAAAAATACTCCATCTACATCATTCCCTGTAGCCACCTCATGATACGCAAGAATATCTTGAAACATCCAATGATCATATTTACTCATCAGTTTTTCGTTACATTGAAATTGCATTTTTTTAGCTATAAATTTTTCAGCAAATGGCATTGATTCTTTATTTATTCTATAAAGAATAGCGATATCATTAGGATCTTCCCCTTTTTCTATCATTTCCTGAATCTTTTTTACGATTGTATCAACCTGTGATGTATTATCTTTATAATTAATATATTTTACACATCCATCTGCTTCCCGGAACCCTATAAAATCTTTAGCGAAACGGACTTGATTCTGTTTTATCAGTAAATCTGCATCGTGAATGATGTTTTTAAGAGACCTATAATTAGTACTCATATTAATTAAGGCTGCATTAGGGAAATCTTTGGTAAAATTAAGCATGATTTCTGGTCTTGCTCCACGAAAAGCATAAATTGATTGGTCATCATCTCCGACAACAGCAAGATTTCCTGTTTTTCCGGCTATCTGATAGATAATATCTCTTTGTAAATAATTTGTATCCTGATACTCATCTACCTGTATGTACTGGTATCGTTCGCGGAGCCATTGCAATGCTATATTATTATTTAATAAAATATCTCTTGCAATGAGTAGTATGTCATCATAATCCATCTTTCCTTTTTTCTCCTTATAATCTTCGTAATCTGTATAGAGTCCTTGAAATAAGTCTTTATTAACTGTACAATTTGGAGAATACTCACTAACAGAGAGCATATTGTTTTTTAAAATGGAAATATCAAGGATAATATCAGAAATAAAAGCATCCTTATCAGCAATTGAAGCATTATAGCGTATTTTATCTCTGAAGAATGTATATTTTTCTAACTCGGACAAAACAGAAAGTTTTTTGAGAGAGAATTTTTTGGTAATAGCAAGACAAAAGGAATGAATCGTACAAAAGGTTACTCCTGGGTTTTTACCAAACATCCTAGCATATCGTTTATTCATTTCATCGGCCGCCGCTTTTGTAAAGGTAATCATTAGGATGTTTAAAGGATTGATATTTCTTTTTGTAATCATATAATTTATACGGCGTAATAAAGTTGTTGTTTTTCCGGCTCCTGGACAGGCAACGAGTATTAGTTGTCCACTAATTGTCTGAATCGCTTTTTCCTGTGCATTATTTTTTTTAATCATAATTTCACCTCATTCGTTATTTTATACTTTTGTTTGCATCTTAATTTTATCTATGATTTTATTCTAATCCATGCACTCATATTTTAATCCACGCATCCACGCAGGATACGACTTTATCAACTTTTAAAGAGTTTTTTCTTAATTTTAATCCACGCACCCGTGAAGGGTGCGACTACTACACAATACCTAAAATCCCGGAGAGCGATATTTTAATCCACGCACCCGTGAAGGGTGCGACTGTATTCGTTATTGGACATATAAATCGTAAATTATATTTTAATCCACGCACCCGTGAAGGGTGCGACAGCGAAACCGCATAAAATTGATAGCGATTTTACTGTTTTATTTAGAAAGTTTATATAAAAATTAGGCATTATCACCTTTCGCATTTCTATTTTTTAGAAAAGCAAGAACAATATTTTTAATTTTTGTAGTGCGAATCTCCCGGGATTTTTACGTTGCTTCCGATTCGCACCAACTTTCTCATATATAGTATGCCAGAATTTTAGATTGACTGATTTTTCTGTATAAGTTTTTTTTGTCGAAGAAAATTCGATTGTAAAAAATCCGGAAAGAATAGATTTCCTTCCGGATTAAGCTACCTGTTTTAAGTCTAGGATTACAGTGTAATAAGAATATACCGGTATCTTTGCGAAATTTCGCATTCTCTTTGCACTATAATCCTCTTATTCATTTTAGAATCCATCAGATAGCCTTTTATATCCACATCTCTTTCTTTTTTAATATCCAATGATTGAAAATAAAAAATCTCCAGTCAACGTCTTATATAAGATTTTTCCATTTTTAAAGATTGCTTTTCCAATAGCTGGATATATTGTAAAAAGTGGTCTTCCAGTTGATTCATCACAAAATTCAACCGGCTGGTGATCATCTAATCTGCTTGGAACTAATGGCCGAAATTCTTCCATAACCTGATCTCCTATTTCTTGTCTCTTACAGCCATATTTTTCCATGATTTCCTTGTTGCTAGTTGCTTCTAATCTCATCAAGATTTTGCTTCCCATAATTTTCCTCTCTTTCACAAAAAAAGATGATGTGGATAATTATCTCCTCCACATCATCTCTATAATCTGATACAAAAATAGTATGAAATTTTACAGATAAAAATAAAATATCATTTTTCCGAATTGCTGCGATTAATTGTATTCCCTACGACTTCGAGTATTGCTCTCTTTATAAAACGTTTTGAAAGAGATATAGGTAAACAAAATGGAATACATTCATTTGATCCATCTGTTTTTAATACTCTGCAATGCCAGCCAATTACTTTAGTGACTACTTTTAAATTATCTGTATTAATAACATCGAATTCTCCAAATACTATTTTGTATAAATCATTCGGATCTTGATTTCTCATAAGAATATCATTTTCCCAAATTTTATTTCCGCTACTGTCTTTTAATCCAGTATATTGACAAATTGTAGCTGGTATAATTTCATAGATATTTTGTCCAATTGTTTTAATCCACAGTCGGTAAGTTTAACGGAGCCTGAATATCGGGAAAATCCAACTGTTGCTTAAGTCTCTTGTCAGTGGGGGATACCAATCTCTCTCCGCCCGCCACCGACGCTTAGTGAATTTTAGATAATTCCTCCCCTACCTACTGATGTTGAGGAAGGGGAATCCTTATATTATTTTGTTGTCCATGGCTTCCTCCTTTCCATAAAAATAATAAGAATCAAAAATTTTTTTCTATAGAAAGTATGATATATTAATTAATACGCCCCGTTTTTCTGTGGAAAAAATTTTTAGAAAGCATTCAGCTACAGACAACGGAATGTTGAGCCTGAAGGTAACGTTTCATACAAATAAAAGAATTCCTGTTTCTTTATGACAAAACCCTCTATCCATTCGCCAGTATCCATTATTTTTGCCTTATACAAAAAATCATCAATCAGGCTATTATTCATCCTCTTTTCTCCTCTTCATCATTGTTTTTATCATTACATTCTCTATATTTGATATTATCCTTTCTTAGTTTTTCATAAAAAGAGATTGTGGATATTACCTCTGCATCATCTTAAAAACTTGTTACCGATATAGTATGAAAGTCTGTGAGTATGGATAAAATGTTATTTTCTTTTTGAAAACACATACTATAAGTGACAAATATATGCCGATGAAAGGAGGATAAAAAAATCGGTATTGTTGAAATTTTTTGATTTAATAGGAGAAAAAGAAATGGAAAGACAACAATTTTTAACAAACAGACTTAATGAGGCCGCACGAGCATATTACCAGGAAGACAGAGAAATTATGACTAACAAAGAATATGACACCTTATATGATGAACTTGCAGGATTAGAAAAGAAAAATGGAGTCGTTCTTTCTGGCAGTCCAGCAATGTTTGTAGGATATACAGTTGTTAGTAATCTTGCGAAAGTAAAACATGTCTATCCAGCATTATCGTTAGATAAAACTAAGGATAGAAAAACTTTACCAGCTTGGATTGGTGAAAAAGAAGCGGTCCTATCATGGAAACTGGACGGATTGACAGTTGTGCTTACTTATGAAGATGGTTTTTTAAATCAGGCAGTTACTAGAGGAAACGGGATCGTAGGGGAAGATGTTACGCACAATGCTCGTTTTTTCCGAAATATCCCACTATGTATTAAAGATACTCGTAAAATTGTGGTACGTGGAGAAGCAGTCATTTCTTATGAGGATTTTAAAAGGATTAATGAGTCTTTACCGGCAGGAAAAGAACCATACAAGAATCCGCGAAATCTTGCAAGTGGTAGTGTGCGACAGCTTTCTTCAATGGAGGCAGCAAAACGTTGTATCCAATTTTGTCCATTTGAACTGGCAAACAGTGATGAACTTGGAATAAAAACAGTTATAGATGCATTTTCTTTCTTGAAAAATGAGGGATTTATACCTGTGCAACATTGTATTGTTCATGCAGAAGATATTGTAGCAACAATTGATAAGATTGAATCTTATGTTACAGAAAATCCATTGCCTACAGATGGCCTTGTGTTAGCATACAATGATATTCCTTATGGGCAATCACTTGGTATGACAGGGAAGTTTCCTAAACATTCCATTGCTTTTAAGTGGAAAGATGATACTGTAGAAACAACACTTCGGGATGTCGAATGGTCTGCAAGCCGTACTGGACTTATAAATCCTGTAGCAATATTTGATCCCGTAGAATTAGAAGGGACAATTGTAAAAAGGGCTTCTGTTCACAATATTAGGGTTCTTCAGAATCTGCAGTTAGGATATGAAGACATGATCACTATATATAAAAGTAATATGATCATTCCGCAAATTGATCAGAACTTAACAAAAAATGGAAAACATATAGTTATCCCTGAAACATGTCCCGTATGTGGTGAAAAGACAGAGAGGAAATGTAATGAGGATAATACATCGGAATTTTTATACTGTACTAATCCAGACTGCCCAGCAAAAAAGATTAAAAAATTCGCTCATTTTACAGATAGAGACCATATGAATATAGTAGGCTTATCTGAAGCAACTTTAGAACCTATCATTGCACATGGTTTTATTCATGAATTGTCTGACCTATTTTCTTTAAGTGCATATAAGGAAGAGATGAAATCATGGGAAGGATTTGGAGATAAAAAAGTTTCAAATATTCTCGCAGCGATTAAAGAGAAGGAAGAAATTCCATTTCAAAATCTTTTATCCTCTCTTGGAATTGTCAATGTCGGACATCATGTTGCAAAATTATTTGATACTTTTGCTAAAAAATATCCTGATATTAAAAAGACAACACTTTTCGAAAAAATATGGACAAAATCTCCAGAAAGCATAGCTTTTTCTGAAGTATCAGGAATCGGTGAAGTTATTGTAAAAAGTATTCAGGAGTATTTTGAAAACGAGAAAAATGTAACAGAATATAATAATCTTTTAAGTGTCTTAACAATTACGGATAATAATGTTGTTTTGACAGAGAATACATTTCAGTCTTCGGTAGCAGGAAAACGTTTTGTTGTTACTGGGGCAGTTACACATTTTAAGAATAGAAAACAACTGACACAAGATATTGAAGAAAAAGGTGGAAAAGTAAGTGGTTCTGTATCTAAAAACACAGATTACTTGATCAATAATGATGCTGCTTCGACATCAGGAAAGAATAAAAAAGCAAAGGAACTTGGAATACCGATTATAACAGAGGAAGAGTATTTAAAACTTTAG